TCTATTCACACAGACGCTGAGGAGTCTCTGGATAAGCTGTTTACGTACACCAAGGCGGCCCGCAAGCGCATCGGGCCAGAGTTTGAGGGGATGTTCGGAGATGTTGAGAGGGCCGCGCATCATGGGATAGGGGTGGCGGAGGGGGACGCCTATCAGCTTGCTCACGCGATGGGTGTAGCGTTGGATGCGACCGACGCGGTCAGCAAGGCCAAGACAGGGCTGAGGGATTCTAGGTACCTGGTCGAGACCGCGGGCGCTGTTGATCTCAACATCACCACCAAGACGCTTCGGGACGCGGTTAATCAGCCCGACTGGTGGACCGCTGAGGCCCGCAACATCTTCCTTGGTATGCGGCACGAGCTGCAGGAGATAAAGAGGGGTATGGCGCCCCGTAGGGCGCCGGCTGCGGCGCCGCAGCCGGCGCCAGGGATGGCAGCGGTTCGGACGGCGGCTGCGGGCGGTGTAGAGGCGTCGTGGCTACCGTACAGGGATATGGTGTGACATGGCTGAGGCAACGGTAAAGCAGACAAGTCGGCTCAGGTTCTACGATCTGGTGGATGTCGACGAGTACACCTTTTGGGACGGCCCCGAGGAGCTTCCCGAGGTGCCCGTGCAGGACGACGACAAGTTCTATCGGGTGACGGGGGTGGATCGTATTGATCTGCTAGCGTACCGCTTCTATGGGGACGCGGTGCTGTGGTGGGTCATCGCGGTCGCGAACGATCTGGAGCTGGTGCCTACGGCGTTGAATGAGGGGGCGGTGCTGCGCATCCCGTCGAAGACCTATGTGCAGCAGCGGCTTTTTACGGATGCGGTGTTCTAATGCCCGACTCTCCCGTCTACGACTTCTCGAACCCGGTGATGATGGCGATCATTGTCAACCCGGATGGGGAGCGTATCCCGCTGTGGACCAACTCATTCGGGAAGGGAGACCTGCCTGCGTTGCCGGTGCTGACAGAGCTCACCATCGAGCTGCAGCCTAACTTCATGCCAAAGATAACGGCCACCTTGGCCGCCAACTACCAGGACATTCTCAAGTTCCTGACCGATCGTAAGATCCAATATGGCCTGTCATCGCTGCAGGTGCAGTTTGGGTACATTGGGAAGGGGGGCGCCCCCAAGCTCTCGCCGGTCTACACGGGGCTGCTGACCACGCCGGATGTGAGCATAGCGCCAGAGGGGGTGTCCATCACGTTGACAGGTACGGGGGTCTTCGCCTTTAGCGCCCAACGGCAGTCTGCTAGCGGCACGCAGCTGGCCGGTAACCGGCTGTGTATCATCGACAAGCTTCTTCGAGGTCCCGACAAGAACAACCCGCGGAAGATCATCCTGGATAAGAGCGGTGTGGAGAAAGGCTCCCCCGCGTGGGCCGCCTTAAACGACGTGATTCTTCCGAGCTATGCACCGTCGTACGTGACGGATTGGGTAAATATTCGTAAGGTCGTGCGGGATGCGGGCTGCTGGATGAGGTTTGAGCAGGAGGACTCCCAGAAGCCTGCCAAGCTTAAGCTCTACTCGTGGAGTGGGATGTGGGCGGCGGAGCCGACGCATGCCTTTGTGATGTACCCCGGAAGCGTGTCTGGGAAGAAGGGGTTGACCTTGGGGCCTGTGGAGGGTGTGTATCCTGTTCTCACCTTTAACTCTCCGACCACAGGGGTTCACTACCCAACGTCGTTGTGGGGGGCGGTGGTCAAGGGCATCTCTGATGCAGAGGCGGCAGCTAAGAAAAAGAAGCTGGAGGCCAACCGAAAGGCGGGAGGGAAGAAAGGGGCAAAAGGGGTAACGGACCCGTCGCCGCCGCCGGACAGAGCGGGGCCGGGGGGAGCGGTACCTGTGGGGCCGTTCTTCCCCGACGTGGACGACAGGACCTTTGCGGGGGCCGAGACCTACAATGTGGACGGAGTGGATGACGAGACCTTTGAGCCTATACGAACCAAGATTCTCGGGCAGCTGGAGCAGCAGCTGCGGGCAGGCGGTCTAAAGGTGGAGATCGGATCGCTGGGTATTCCGGACCTGTTCCCCGGCAACTGTATTGAGGTTAGGGGCTTGGGTAAGAATCTCTATGATTACAAGTATGGGGTGTTCAAGGTCACTCACTCTTTGGGGAGCGGTGGTTTCTCGACCAACGTTGAGGCTTGGTATAACACCTCAGCTTTGAAGGAGGCTGCTAAGGCTGCGGGGCAGGTGTCCAACCAGCCGGCTAAGGAAGGGAGTGGCGGCAGCAGCACGCAGTCGAAGAAGGGTTAGTAGCTATGATGACGTTGGAAGAGCTTCGTGAGGCGGTCATTGCCTACGGTATCGAGGATGTGCTGCGGGTGTACTACAGCACCTATCGGGCGCTTGTGATGCGTAATGACGACCCCAAGGAGCGGGGTCGTATTCAGATCAGCTGCCCGCAGGTAGGGCACGATGAGAAGACAGCGGTGGACGTGTGGGTATCGCCGATGGTGGACGTGACCGGAGATCGCTTTGGGTGGTTCAATCCCCCGCTGGTCGGTTCGGTGGTTCGCGTGTTCTTCGATAATGGGGACCCGAGTGCCCCGAAAGGCTATGTGGGAGGCTGGTTCAGCGATAGCGACAAGGCGTCGCCAGTGCCAAAGGAGCTAGGCTATGTGGACGGGAAGCCGCAGAAGCGCGGCTTCCGATCGCGCGCGGGGCATCTGCTGATGTTTGATGACACCGCAGGGGACGAGAAGGTGCGGCTGGTCTGGCACAAGATTGCTGACGGTGATGAGGCGAAGACCGACCCCGACAAGGTGGCTCAGGAGATAGCCGCTGGGGACAAGTTCTCCATGCTGTCCTTTGACGAGAAGTCCATCCAGCTGCGGGATGCGGACGGGGCGCTGATAACCATCAACACTGAGAAGAAGGAGATCTTACTGCAGGACGCGAGTGGCGGCTATGTGGCTCTCGGGCCCTCGGGTATCTCGATGGTGGATGCAGCCTCGCCGGCTAGCTCTATCTCGTTGGACGCTGCGGGCAACGTCAACATCATTGCGAGCAAGAACGTCAACATCAACGCTCCCAACATCAACCTGAAGGGTGGGGGGGTGTTCCTTGGCGATACAGCGGCCTTGGGGGTGGCGATAGCTGACATGCTCCTACCGTGGCTCGCGGCACACGTGCACAACATCGTGGTGCCTGTTACAGGGACTCCAGTATCACCTCCGGTGGCGCCTCCTCCGCCTACGATGGCTTCGCGGTCGGTGAAGGTGAGGACCTAGTGGATGGCCTCTCTTTGCGCGCTGCCGCCCTTTCCCCCGTCTCTAGCTTTGCCGGGGCTGCCGTCGCTGCCAGGGCTTCCTGCAATACCGTCTCTCCCGCCGCTACCGTCGCTTCCTACGATAGACCTCCCGTTCCCGTCCATTCCCTTCCCTAGTCTGGCGTTGCCAGGGCTTCCCTCGCTGCCTGGTCTGCCAGCTATTCCGAGCCTCCCGCCGCGTCCCTCGCTTCCCACGACAGATCTACCTTTCCCGTCCATTCCCTTCCCTAGCTTGGCGTTGCCGGGGCTCCCCTCGCTGCCTGGTCTGCCAGCGTTGCCGTCGCTTCCGGCGCTGCCCTCGCGTCCCACCTGCCCTGCGGATGACCTCGCCGCGGCGGCATAGTACCATCAGGAGAACCTATGGCCCTTACCAACATCTACAAAGGCATCGCATTCCCCTTCTCGGTGGGGGATGGCGCGCTACCAGCCCCGGCAGTGGACGATGCTTTGATCAAGGACACGCTAACGCAGCTGATCATCACGGGTAACGGGGAGCGGGTAATGCGTCCGGATCTCGGGTCGGGAGCCTACAGCTATGTGTTCGAGAGCAACAATGAGCTGATGGCTGCGGCTATTCGGGCGTCCATTGCTAACGTCATCGCGAAGTATGAGCCGCGTGTTATCGTGCAGCGCATCGATGTGGAGAAGGATAGCAGCGATGGGAAGTACGAGGATATGGTGATCGTCACCATCAACTACGTGGTGATAGCTACGCAAGAGCAGGACAATGTGACGGTGGCCCTGACGGCCGACCAAGGGGTTGTATAAGATGGCGACAGCTAGCGTAAACAGGGTTCGGTACGTGGGGGTGCAGTAGCCATGCCTCCGCGGTTGGACCTTACAGGGCAGCGGTTTGGTAGGCTACTTGTAGGGGAGCGCGCCCCCAACCAGGGACCTTGTACGGCTTGGGAAGTACTGTGTGATTGCGGCGCTAGATTGGAGGTCCGCACGGACAGCCTGCGGAGCGGTAATACGCAGTCCTGCGGGTGTATCACCGTCGGTCAGGGGATGAGAAAGCATGGGGAGTCTTTCGATGTCCCCGAGTATCGGGCTTGGCAGCTCATGAAGCGCCGAGCCAAGCTGTCTCGCGGGCGCGTGTGCGTAGCAGAACGTTGGGCGGCCTCCTACGAGGGCTTTTTGGCGGACATGGGGCGCAAGCCCTATCCAGAGGCCACGCTGGACCGTATTGACTCTGCGGGTCACTACGAGCCGGACAACTGTCGGTGGGCCTCTCGGAGACAGCAGACGCAGAACATAAGGTCTAACCGAGAGTTTAGGTATAAGGGCGAGGTCAAGTGTTTGTCTCAGCTGGCTCGGGAGGCGGGGCTCGCTCCGACTACTGTAGCGGCTAGGCTCCAAGCGGGGTGGTCGGTTGAAAAGGCTCTAGAGACCCCTCCGTTACACGGAACCTTCGAGCGAAGCGTCTCGGTCAGGAAGCAGTTTCCAGCTGAATATCGGGCGTGGTTGTTTATGCGGAACCGTTGCCTCAACCCCACCAACAAGGACTTTCCTCTGTACGGTGGTCGCGGTGTCCAGGTATGTTCGGAGTGGGAGGGGTCGTTTGAGTGTTTTTTAGGGGATGTGGGTCCTAGGCCCTCTGCGAAGCACTCATTGGATCGTATTGACGCGGATCTGGGCTACTCTCCAGACAATTGCCGGTGGGCCGTTTCGCGGACACAGCAGCGCAACCGGCGGAACAATCGTCTCATCGCTATGGGTGGGGAGACTCGGTGTCTTCAGGAGTGGGCCGAGCGCCTAGGCATAAACCATCGCGTCGTCCGTTCACGTCTCCAGCGGGGCTGGGACGAGGTGACCGCGCTGACTACCGGAGTATCTAATGGCCACCGCGTCGATTAACCGCGTCCGTTTTATTTCTTACGACTTCGACTCCCACGTTGACGACCTCCGCGCGCGCCTGCAGGTCAAGTTTGCGGCCTATTACAACGACTTCGCGCTGGCCAGCTTAGGGATGATGCTTCTGGACCTCATCGCTTTTGGTCTAGACTCGCTCAGCTTCTACCTCGACCGTCGAGCCACTGAGGTTTACCTGGAGACCGCTAGGACCCGGAGGGCTGTCTCGCGTATCTGTCGACAGCTGGGCTACAAAATGGGCGGTGCGGTGGCGTCCTCCACGGACCTAACGGTCAGTGTGGCCGTGGCGAAGACCTTCACGGTGGAGATCACCGAGGGCTTACAGTTTCAGGGGCCTAACGACCTTATCTTTGAGGCGGGAAAGGCCGTCGAGTTCTCCCCGGCAGAGCAGACGGCAGGAACATCCAAGCTCATCCCTGTGTACGAGGGTGAGACCACGACTGAGACCTTCACCTCAGACGGAACAGCAAACCAGGTCTTCGAGCTGAGCCGTGTCCCTGATGAGCGGTATGTGGCCTCTGGCTCGGTGGAGGTGAAGGTCGATGGGGCGAGCTGGGATGAGGAGGACTTCCTCACCTTCGACGAGACCGACCAGTACGAGGTGGGCTACAACGACGATCCTCCAACCCTTCGTTTTGGGGACGGCTCGGCTGGCAATATCCCTGCTACCAACGCCTCGATTGAGGTCACCTATGTTGCGACTGCGGGGAAGGCGGGGATTGTGGCCAAGGATACGATCCAGGACGTGGTCACGCCGCTTGTGGTGGTGGGGGAGACGGTTGACCTGACCATCAACAATGGCGCCAAGAGCTCGGGCGGTGATGACCTGGAGAGCATCGACCGCGCTAAGGCATTTGCCGGGCGGGTGTTTAACTCCCGCCGGGTGGCGGTCACCGGGGAGGACTACGACGCGCTGGCGGGCTCCTATGCAGACCCGGTATATGGGCGTGTGGCGGTGGCCAAGGCTATCTCCTCGCGGTCGGCAGCGACGGACCTGGTACTGCAGGACGCTATCCTGGAGATCACAAGCGCCCTGGAGGGCGCGACGGATATCATCCGTGGTGAGATAACAGCGGCCACCACAGCTACCACGGGACTGCTCAACCTGCTGCTCTCCTACTCCTCAACCATCACGACGGCGCTCGACAACGTCGTCACGTCGATGAACACCATCGACACCAACAACACGGCTATCATCTCGGGCATTCGCGGCAACCGCAACCTGTCCCTGGATGTGGACGTGTCGGCTAATGCCGCCAAGGTGGAGGTGACGGATGGTAAGGCGGCTATTGACGCGATCGCTACGGGGGCAGATCAGCTGACAGACCCAACCAAGGATGCCTTGAAGGTCTACCTGGACACTATCGACGGCCATCAGGATGACATTATCTCTCAGACCGCCACGATGCGAGGAGCGGCGGATTCGCAGGTGGCGGCCGGGGGCCTCATCACGGACGAGGTAGATAAGATAGGGCTCTCGAAGACGGCTATCCAGCTGGACGGTGCGGACAGCTACCTCAAGAGCCTGGAGGATGCGCGGGCTGCTGGGGACGTGGTCATTGGCTACTACGACAGCACCACGCCGTCCGACAGCACAGGGCTGTTTAAGAGCTTCCAGGTAACCCTCTCGGACGTTGCGGATACCATCGACCCGGCCTTGGCCAACAACGCTGCGGCGACGGTTACGCTGGCTCTGGATACCATAGACGAGCACCTGGACAAGATCCTGTCAGCCGATTGCAAGGCGAACCTGGTAACGGTCCCCGTTCTCACGCGTGATGCGGCGGGCTTCTACGCCGAGCCCAGCAACGGGCTCATAGACTCCCTTGAGACCTACCTTACGGCTAGGAAGGAGGTCACGCAGACCGTGGAGGTGGTCTCGGGCGGGAAGTTCCTGGTATACCCGTGGATCACCGCTCGTGTTGGGGTGGATATCGGATACTCCCTTGAGCAGGTGCGCACAGCGGGGGAGACTGCGATTGATGGCGTGCTGAAGGACAGGGAGTTTGGGGTGTCCCTCTACGTCTCAGATCTGATGGACGTTATCCTAGCGGTCGAGGGCGTGAGCTTTGCCAACGTGACGATCTCTGGCTACACTACTTTACTGAGCAGCACCTTGCAGACGGATAAGCTGGATTCTGACGGCAACCTGGTCATTGAGGAGTCTGAGGTCATCACCAAGACTCCAGACTCGGTTACGGTATTGCCCGAGGTAGTGCAGACCTCCTCCTGATGGTGTACGATGGCGATAGCGGACGTAGGTTGGTTCGAAGGACGTAGCAGCTAGGCAAATACCCAACAGATAGGGAGCGCTAAAGTATGGCTGGTCGATCCTGGATTCGCCCTGTAACGCAGATCAAAACCGTCGACACCTTCGATGACCAGAAGGCCGCGGGCTCGACGATGGAGACCACGACCTGGAACATGGAGCAGTTCCTCGGTGGTGTCATCTCACAGCTCAACCGCTTTCTGAATACGTCGGTCTCGGGCAACGACTGGTTTGCGGACCTTACCGCCCCGACCACCTTCGAGAACGGGGCGCAGCGAGGTATCGACGAGACCAACCAAGACCTGCACGATCTTGAGCGCAAGCGCATCTTGCGTTGGGTGCAGAACCTGACCGACATCACGGTACCCTCTGCTGTGCAGGCGACGGGGACGCTGACAAGCACGGGCACGCCGTCCAACAATGACCAGGTTCAGATTGGAGGGCAGACCTACACTTACAAGACCACGCTTACCGGTGCTGCCGACGAGGTGCTTATTGGTGCATCGCAGGCGACCTCTATGGAGAACCTTCGTAGGGCCATCAATGACGACGGCGTGGCTGGGGTGAACTACGGCACGGGTACCGTTGCCAACGCGTATGTTACGGCAACGGATACAGCCACGACGGTTGTTGCTACGGCCATCAAGTACGGCACGGCGGGCAATACCGTCAGCACTACCGATCCTGTGGATGTGGGGGGAGTTTTGAACTGGTCCGGCGCGACGCTCTCGGGCGGTGCAGGTGATATGGTTATCCTGGGCACCGGCGAGCTGCCGTCGCAGACCACCGCGGCCGTAGGCGCTGTAACCACCCTTGGGACGGTGGTGGCCTACAACTCGTCCTTCGGGACGGCCACGCTCGATGAGGTGGCGGGCAGCTCTGCGGTTAACCCGAAGAATATGATGCAGATCGTCGATGCTGATACGCACGACCCGATATTGGCCAACGGGAAGCAGATCTGGGCGCTGTTTCAGTCCGAGTCGAACACAGATGGACATACCATCACCGATACGACCCCCACACGGGTGCAGCTCACCTTCGTGGTTCTGACCGACGAGGCGGACGACCTGGAGATCGTAGATGGCCAGTACATTGGTGGGGACGATATCAACTACACCTACACCGAGCGCAAGGCGCTGCAGGACCTGAACGAGCAAGACTTCCTGCGTGGCGCGGCTATCGACATCGGTGGCGGAGCGGTAACACCCACGCGGCAGAACGCCTACGATAATCAGGGCACGACCCCTGTTGATCTGACTAACAACGCCTACCTCGACCTGGAGAGCTCGGGGCTTGTCTGGCAGATTCGCGATGACGCGGAGGCGGTGTTGTTCGGCATCACGGAGGGCTCCTCGGGCAGCAACAGCACGGTGCAGATTGGGGCGGACACTGACAACTTCGACGTTGACGCGGTCGACAACGACTTCCTGAACGGTGCGAGCTTTGATACGGGTGCAGCCGGTACCACCATCAACATCGGCACGACGGCCAATCAGATTGACTCTGGCGGCGCGCTGACGGTGACCTCCGGAGGATCGGGGGATCTAGACCTTGTTAGTGTCGCTCAGCTAGTCGTCACTGACCAGTGGCAATCTGGCTCCGGCTACACCACAGACCTGGTCCTATCGGACAGCAGCACAGAGTGGGATGACTATGAGACGGCGTTTGGCGAGGTGTCACTGCTAAACGCTATCGTGCAGGCGTCTGAGAACGATAACCGGCACCGAGCCGTTTCCGAGGTGACCTCCAACATTGCCGCGGACACTCTGGTCGAAGGGCCGAACGGTCCAGGGTCTGCGAACACCTCTGCAGATCTCCTTGACTACCGCAACGTGACCTTTGTGGACGACGTTGAGATCTTCGTCAACGGCCAGCTGATGCGCAACGGTGCAGATGCGGCGGCAAACAACGATGTCTACCCCTCCGCGACGGCCACGCCGGACCAGCAGTATGGGTGTTTCTACGCGGAGTTCCCGTTGCTAGCGTCGCCTGGAAACGCTGATGTGATCCAGATGTTCATCACGGGCGCCTTGACCTAGTAGGCTGAGCCAGCTGTGTTAGGATGCGCCTACCTGCTACGATGGCAGGTGGGCGTGTTGTCTTTTGGACGTAGGAGGTAGAGAATGGGCGTTGAGAAGTCGGAGCTTAAGGCTGCTATGCTTGGGCAGCTGGAGAGGGAGGTTCGCGAGCGGTGGGAGGCTTTGGGTATCGAGCTGTATCGGATAGAGGGCGGCCTAAGCGCTTTGGAGACTCTCAAGACGAGCATCGAGCGGGATGTTTACGCGCGCTTTAAGCGCGATATTGATGAGGGGAAGATCGACAAGGAGGTGGTTGCGCCGCAGGTCCACCGTTATCTGCAGACCTGTGTCCACTTCACACAGCATCTGCACAAGCAGCTGGCTGATCAGCGGCCCATCCAGGAGGGCCGAATAGATGAGGCCAACAACCATGCTGAGATCTTACGCAAGAAGCGCGAGGCGGAGGAGAGCAAGGCGGCCGCCGTTAAGCAGGCGCTGCAGGATGGCGCTGTTGTGGAGGGTGCCGACGGTGCGCCGGAGGCGGTCCCCTCGGAGGCTAAGGGCCCAGCTCGAAGGCCGCTTGGTGTGCGCCCAGCGGCGCCGCTAAAAGCTCGGCGGACGGGGGCAGCCCCGATCCCTGCGCCGGCCGCAGAGGGGCAGCAGGAGCCAGCCTCGGGCGAGCAAGAGGATGTTGACGCCCGAGCGCTGGTGCCGCCGGTTAAGGAGGAGGCTCCGCCCGAGTCGGGGGAGCAGGAGGCAGAAGGGGCTGTCAAGGCTAAGGGGCGTACGCCTCGGAAGCGCGCAGCGAAGAGGGTAGCCAAAAAGGGGCCCCGGAAGGCGGCTCGGAAGGTGGCTGGGAAGGATGGGCAGAACACCGGATAGACGCGCTGGGGCTCTCTACGAGGACACAGCGATCTACACCGCCTCGACCGTGGTCGCTACGGCGGAGGGCGAGATTCGCTATGTGGGCGGCCGCTTCAGCTTCTACGACAGCACCGGAGAGTATGACCCGCGCTCCGGTGGTGGGGGCATCACAGCGGCTGAGCATAAGACGCTGCGCCAGGGCATCCACCTTGCGGATGGGGTGGGTGGCCCGTTCGGTGGGTTCACCTCGGGCGCCTACCGTGAGACTCTCCCGGCAGCTGACCCCTTCCCGACGACCGTTACGTGGTGGGAGAGCAGCTTAAAGCTAAAGAAGATCGTCGACAAGACTATCACCTATAACGCCAACAAGACGACCAATACGATACAATGGCGCGTATATGACACGGACGGCAGCAGTGTAGTTGAGACAATAACAGACACTATCACGTATAGTGGGATCTTCGAGACTTCGCGGGTTAGGGCGATATCGTGAGGCGTAGCACTCCAGAGGATTTTTGGGCCAGGTGTCGACGGGGGGCGCCGGAGGATTGCTGGCCCTGGACGGCAGCTCGTAGCAAGAAGGGGTACGGGTCTGTTAGGTATCAGGGGGAAGTTTGGGTAGCGTCGCGTTTGGCTTGGTTTCTTACCTTTGGGGATATTCCTAACGGTCTGTGTGTTTGCCACACGTGTGATAACCCTTCGTGCGTTAATCCGGCTCATCTGTTTGTCGGTACGGTGGTAGAGAACAACCGAGATCGGGATCGAAAAGGGCGGACAGCGCGTGGTATGCGGCATGGTAGTGTGACGTGTCCCGAGGCGGTGGCTAGGGGTGCTAGGAACGGTCTTGTTAAGCACCCTGAGCGGCGTCCATATGGTAGGCGGAATGGGCGGTACACGTGCCCCGAGCGGACTCGGCGTGGGGAGGACCATAGTGGTGCTAAGCTAACGTCTGGAGACGTGGTCCGGATCAAGCAGCTTGCCGCCGCGGGTTTGTCTCAGCGTGCTATTGGGTCGGAGTTCGGAGTGACCCACGGTACTGTTGGAGCGATACTCCGCGGAGAGTCTTGGAGGACTATCGCGTGAGCGCAGACACTGTAGCCAGGATCCTGTACTCGACCGATTCGGTTGAGGTGGCGCTGAAGGATGCGACGACGCTCCCAACGGATGCTCGCGGCTTCGTGAGCGTGGGGGTGGACGGCACGACGTCGCGCTTCATTGTGGTGGACTCTAGCGGGCGCCAGGTGGTCGCGGGAGCTGGGACGGCCGGCAGCCCGGCTGGTGGCGTTCTGAGCGTTCAGGGGGTATCTGGAGGCCAAGCAATCCCTATTGAGGATGGGGGAGGCTCGATAACGGTAGACACGGACCAGCTACCTGCGGCGCTGGTAGGCGCTCGGCTCGATGTGAACCTCGGCGCGTGGTTAGGATCGACCACACCGACCGTCGGGCAGAAGGCGATGGCCGCGTCGGTGCCGGTGGTGATTGCGTCGGACCAGAGCGCGGTGTCTGTGTCGCAGAGCGGGACGTGGACCATCCAGCAGGGTACGCCTCCCTGGAAGGTCGAGGGGACGGATGCAGACGGGGCGGCGCCGACGGAGAACCCGGTGCTTACTGCGGGGCAAGACGGCACCAACGTCCAGACGTTCAAAACCGACACAATAGGCAGGCAGGAGGTCATTGGAGGGGCAGCGGATGGGGCTACCCCCGCCGGCAACCCTGTGTTGGTGGCGGGGCAGGATGGCACCAACGTCCAGACGCTGCTGACCGAGACGGACGGCACGCTGCGGGTCAAGCACGACTTTATTGACGACCGAGATCTTCTTGTCCGCTTGACCTTTTCGCAGAGCAGTGTGTCGGCCACGACCTACTACGTGCTTATTGACCTGAACGGCTCGGGCTACAAGCACACGTCGGGGACGCAGGCGTATCTGACAGCGGTGTCGGGCCGGGTCGGGAAGAGTAACTCGGGCTCGCTGTGGACGGCGGAGCTTGCGGTGGTTCTGCGGATAGATGGGACGGATGCGGACCTAGGTGTCTTGGCCTTGGGCTACCTCTCGCTGGAGGATACGATGCGTCTCTTCTCCGAGACTGTGGAGGTGCTGTTCCCTATGTTTGCTGACCTTACTGTCTCGGGCGGCGACTTTACGAAGATCACCGACGGCTACAAGGAGACTGGGGTCACGGCAGTTAACACCGGGGTGACGTTCAAGGACATACTGGGTAATGATGTCACACCGGCGGTGGGCGACGTGCTGCTGCGGGCTACGCTCGTTAGTGGATCGGGGTCGCTGGACTTCGTTTATGGGGTGCAATACTACGTGGATTAGCGATGACGGTACCTGATGGAACACCAAAGGTGGCGATGGTCCCTTATGACCAGGATGATGAGGCTATGGCCGTCACGCCTGGCGATACTATCCCTGCTGGGACCCGCGGTCTTCTGTCGGTCGGTGAGGACAGTCTAGGGAAGGCGCGGGTCGTTAAGGCCAACCTCGACGGTTCGATCACTATCCAGGCGTCCGACACGACGGGAGGCGCGTTTGGGGAGCTGCGGACGGCGGTCTCAGAGTCGGCAGCGAACATCATCCACAAGTACGAGATAGATTCGAAGGAGATAGGGACAGACCTGTCAGGCTCGGGGGCGATCACCCACATCCCGCTCCAGAGTGCCATGAAGCTGGAGGTGACGGGGGCGGATGGCGACCAGGCTCGCGCGCGCACGCATGCGTATTATCGTTATCAGGCAGGAAAGGGGACCAGGATCCTGACGACGGGCTATCATACGGACACGGGGCAGACGAATCAGATTCGGCGTTGGGGCTTCTTTGATGACAACGACGGGCTCTTCTTTGAGCTTAACGGGACGACGCTCTATGTCGTGACCCGCTCGTCGACGAGCGGGTCAGTGGTCGAGACCAAGGTTGCGCAGTCGAGCTGGAACGGCGACAAGCTGGATGGGACGGGCCTCTCGGAGGTGACCTTGGACATCACCAAGGGGCAGATATACGAGATCCAGTTCCAGTGGTTGGGGGTTGGTAGGGTTAACTTTTTCGTTAACGGGATCCTAGGTCATACCTTTGAAAACCCCAACACGATAGCGGGCCCGTACATGCGGACGGCGGTGCTGCCGTGTAGCTGGGAGATTGAGAACGATGGGGCCTCGACGGCCAGCTCGTTCTATAGCATCTGCACATCGGTCAATATTGAGGGTACGTCTGAGATGCCCGAGTACAGCTATGGGGCGTACAATGATGCGGATGTGACGGTGGGGACCACTGAGCGGCCGTTGCTGTCCATCAGGCCCAGCTTGACCTTCAACAGCATCGACAACCGCATGAGCATTCTGCCGCTCCTTTTGACGGCAAGCAATGAGGGCGGCCGGTCTGCTATAAGGCTCGTGCTGGATGCCACCTTGACGGGGGCATCGTGGAGCTCGGTGTCTAGCGAGTCGGGTACTGAGTATGACACCTCAGCAACTGCTCTCTCGGGCGGTACGACGCTTATGCGCCTGTTTCTTCCGGCCTCGGAGGACTCTTTGACGGAGGATATCTCCAAGTTCTTTGCGGACCTCGGCCGAGCGCTGCGGCGCGAGGCTTTTGGGACTGATCGTCGGAGTCTTACGATTGCGGGCCGCTACGAGAAGACGTCGGGCAGCACGAGCATGCGAGCTTCTTTGACGTGGGGTGAGAGTCGGTGAAGATCATACATTGGACAGAGGACCAGGAGTTTGGGAGTGGGAGCTGGACCACGGTCTACTCGATAAGTCAGGGGCTTATGATTAACCTTTTCGGCGTGGTCTTCCACCTAGACACGTCCGACGCCCATCTACGTATTGAGTACCCCGCTGTGACCTGGGAGGCAGATCTGGGCATCATTGAAGGTTCCTATAAGCTTAGAGCGGGGACGGGCACGATCCCACGCTGGCTCTATTCGTTAGCTTCTGGGGTTTTTGCGTTGGAGTTCCCGGAGCCGGTGCAGCTTCAGGGAGACTTCGTGGTGAAGGTTAAGTCGTACTCTGGCACGAAGACACTGTACCGAGGCTTTACCTGTATGGGTTACCGATGAAGTTTCATCTTAACGTTACCTACAGCATCTGGAAGCAGGTGGCGCAGAGCAACTCGTGGGCTACCTACGACTATCCCGAGGGGGCAACTAGCTGCACGGTGTGGACCGGGGACCGAGATCACGTCTACGAGAGCTTTGTGGGGGCGGACGACTACTCAGATTGGAACACCAACTTTGGCTCAGGCTCGACGCAGGTAGCGCGGCCGGATGATGCTGTTGCGCAGATAGTGGGCCTTTCGGGGGTCAAGCCTGTGCCGCTGCAGTCAGATGGGGCTCAGCTGGTGGCGCACCAGCCACGCCTGGGCTCGGAGATTGTCATAGGCTCGCACAACTTCTGTGACATGGTGACGCGCTATGGCGCCTCACTGCGGGCCACGGACCAGGCGATGCAGCTTAAGGCGGGCACGGGCGGTAAGCAGTGGGAGAGCACCAACAGCGACCATGTAAACTGGATAGATGCGGTCTCGGGCCGCATCCACAACCAGGAGCACTGGGTGGCGCTGGTGGGCCACGGCTACGCCGTAGAGGTGAAGGTCGACAGTGTGGTCAAGACACCGTGCCCTCCGTTCGTGTTTGATGACGGGAGCGGGTCGTACGACTATTGGATCGACTACGACAACGGGGAGATAAACTTCTTTGTGGACCAGACGGGGAACACGGTCACGGCCTCCTTTAGCTACGCTAACGGGAGCACCTTCTTCGTCACGCCGGACACTGGTAAGATCCTGCGCATCGAGAATGCCGAGGCGGACTTCTCGGAGGACATGATCCAGTATGGTACCTTTGAGTACCAGGTGGTGGGCTACGTGGACGTGTTTGCGCCGCAGTACATGCGGGGTTCCAACGAGCTGTCGGCGGTGCTGGACAAGGACCTGACAGCGCCGCCGGGTAGCCCGGATACAGGAGACCGCTACATCGTGGCATCACCCGCAACGGGGGATTGGGCCTCTCATGAGGACGATATTGCCCAGTACAACGGGTCCTCCTGGGACTTTACGACCCCTAGCGCGGAGGACTGGACGACGGTGGTGGATGAGTCGATGTACTACACCTACCGCAGCAACCAGTGGAACATGACCCCTTATCCGTCGGGGACGCAGATACCCATCCAGCAGGATTACTATCACCGCGTCACGCAGATCGTGACGGAGGCTCGTGGTGCGCTTCCGACCATCAACGCTATCGGGGCGACAGCTGAGCACAAGGCGCTGTCGGACATCAAGGAGTTCCGCCGCAAGTCGCGGGGGATGAAGAATGCGATCCAAGCAGTCCCCTTCAACTACTCGACGGCCCGAGACCTGTATTCTTCGTACGGGATGGAGCTGCGGGTGCTGGTGGGGGACGACTCGAACATGGGGGGCGAATCGTTAACGATAACCTTCTATTGCACGAGCATCAGCGAGAGCGAAGCATGAGAGCACTTGAGAAAGAGAACAAGCCTTACGGGGTGATCTATTGCGCCACTTGTAGCGTCAGCGGCAAGCGGTACGTGGGGCAGACAATACAGCCCCTGGAGAAGCGGATTAAGGGTCACGTCGATGCAGTCAGAGAAGGCTCCGAGGTGCCCTTCCATAGGGCTCTCAGGAAGTACACGAGGACCGCGTTTGAGTTTGTCGTCTTAGAGGAGTGCGCGTCATTGGAGGCGCTGAACGAGGCGGAGTCTCGTTGGATCTCAGAGTTGGGGACTCTAGGCCCCCGCGGCTACAACTGCACGGAGGGTGGGGAAGGATATGAGGTAAGTGCAGAGACCAGGAGGCGGATGTCTGCAGCCTGTCTAGGTAAGCCTCGGTCAGACGCCCACCGGCGTGCGGTATCACGGGCTACGAAGGGGGAGAAGAATCCGTTTTATGGTAGGAGTCACACGCCCGAGGCGTTGGAGAGCGCCAGGGCAAAGCTTAGTGCTAGGTTCTCTGGTGAGGGTAATCCTTTCTATGGGCGTACCCATACTGCTGAGGTGCGGGGGCAGTTAGCGGCGCGTATGCGGGGGACTAGGATGTCGTCAGAGAACAAGGAGGCTTTGCGGCGTGCTAATCTAGGCAACCAACATACGAAGGGTCGGCGGTTGTCTGTGGCGCACAGGGAGAAGCTTTCTCCCTTAACGTTGGAGGACGTTAGGTACATTCGTCGGAACCCAGAGAAACTGTCGCGGAGAGCGTTGGCGGAACGGTTGGGTGTTAGCCTCAACTCGGTGAGGTTTGTGCAGGTGGGGAGAACATGGGTAGGTGTTGAATGAGAGCTCTCGTACTCAGCGGCGGCGGCGCGCGGGGCGCCTATCAGATAGGGGTCCTTCAGAAGGTAATGAAGGACGAGGGGCGTGATTATGACCTTCTGTGTGGGGTCTCCGTTGGGGCCATCAACGCCGCGGGCCTCGCCCAGTTTCCGAAGGGCTCGGCAGCCGAGGCGTGGGGGTGGCTTCACGACCTCTGGCTGACTATCGACAATGATAAGATCTTCGAGAGGTGGCTAGGCTGGCCGCTCTCAGTGGTTACCTGTAAGGCGTCCGTGTACGACACCGAGCCGCTTCGCAAGCTCATCCTGGACAATCTCAACGAGGCGTCTGTGCGAACCTCGGGTAAGCTTCTACGGGTGGGGGCGGTGAGCTGGAACACGGGCGAGTACAAGCTCGCGACGGAGCGCCACGACAACCTCGGGTGGTGGGTGGCCGCGAGCGCGGCCTATCCGGTCGTCTTTGAGCCCGTGCGTATCGGGGGCAATGTCTGGACAGACGGCGGCGCGCGCAACGTAACTCCGCTACGCTCGGCGATCGAGCTGGGAGCTAAGGAGATAGACGTCGTCATGGCGTCTAACCCCGACCTGCCGAGCAATTGGGACCCCGAGGGGAAGCTGACGCAGCACTACCTCTTTAGGTACCTTGGCATCAGCTCGGATGAGATTATCCGCACAGACCTGAAGTGCTTGGGGGTTAACAACCCCTTCGTGGAGCTTAAGCCGGAGTATGCGGACGTTAACATTAGGGTCCAGCAGCCACGCAACTCGGTGCTGGACTCCCTAGAGTTCAGCCCTGAGAACATCCGAGCGATGATCAAGCAAGGCTACAAGGAAGCCTACAAGGAGAACTTCTGATGCGGTACCTACTAGCCTGTACCCTCGCGCTTTTGGTGGTCTCGTGCAGCTCGCTGGTGATGGCGCCGTCGGGCGCGGCTGTCTCGACAACCGTGGAGGTGGTCAACAGCTCGGGGGCTGACGCCACGGTCTATCTGTCCTTTGGGGCGGACTCGGTGGTGCTCCCGGCGGACTGGCCCTTCTGCAAGGCGACCGCCAAGCTCAACTGCTCCTTCCCTCTCAAGGCGGGGGCCGCGCAGCCTCTGCCGCTCTCGGGCAAACGTTTCAATGCGACGATGGCTTTCGACGCCCCCGTCAGCTGTGGGTCGACTAAGGCAGAGGTCAATGTCAACAACCCTGCCTGGTTTGATGTGGTCGATGTCAGCCTGGTTGACGGCTACAGCAACAAGGTTTGGATCGAGGCCACGGACGGCGGTAAGGCGGCCAAGCTGGGGCCGCCAAACGGGGTCGAGGGCAACGAGAAGGTGTTTGGGGTCTATCCGCTTGGCTGTGACATCTGCACCGCGCGACAGAACCCCCCGTGTGACCAGAAGCCGGGGAAGGATGGCTGCAAGGCCGGGTCGCAGTATGACCCCGAGGTGCCCTGCCAATGGCAGGGAGTGAGCAAAGGTGGAGGCTCCTCTCTCAAGGTGGTCTTTACCGGCGCGTAAAGGGGGCTAGGAGGCGCCAAGGTGTTCCCCCTTATCCAACCCATGAGTGGGCCGGTAAACGGCGCTAACACCATCTTTGAGACGCCGACGGCCTATGTCCCCGGCTCGGTCCGGGTGTTCATCAATGGACAGCTTAAACGCGTGGATCTTGAGGATGGTTGGACTGAGCTGGGAGGTCGACGTGTGCGCCTTAAGGAGGCCCCGCTTCCGGCACCAGGCTCGGTTGATGTGGTTCAGGCTTATTACATCCCCCTGTAGTTTACTTCACGGTTGAGGTAAGTTACCTTTTAGCCATGCCTGTGCCGCGGTTTGAGGTACCTGTGGGGGTGATAGACGGTCTGAACACAACGTTCACCGTCTCACGCCCGTATCAGCCGGGCACCACGGCGGTTTTCTTGAACGGGCAGCTTAAGAGCCAGCTGCTGGACGATGGTTGGGTGGAGACGAGCCCTGCGGGTGGTGTGGTGGACCTCAAGGAGGCGCCGCTGGGCTCGCCGGGCTGTGAGGATGTGGTCCAGATATTCTACATCGACACCTCACCGGCGCTGCCTGAGACGGTCATCGATACGCGTCTGGAGGGGGTCATCCGGACTAAGGATGAGCTGAGTGGGGAGATAACCTTGGAGGTGGTGCTGTCGGGCACCATTGACGACACGGCGGTGGAGCTGGACGGGGCCATTGAGGGCGTAGGGCTGCTGCAGGGTGTGGTACAAGAGGTGGAGGCCCTCGACGGAGAGATCATAGGGGTTTGCTGAGATGACGTTGAAGCCGGGGATAACACAGCCTAAGAACACCATCCGTATCATCCGGGGCACGAGCAAGACCTTCGAGCTGTCCGTGACGGATGAGGATAGTGAGCCCATCGACCTAAACGGGGCTCGGGTCATCTTCTCGGTCAAGCGCGCGCTGGATGAGAAGATGCCGCTCATCAAGAAGGACAGCCAGGCCGGTGCGTCACAGGTGGCGATTCAAACTCCCACGAAGGCCGGCAAGGCGGATATCTACCTTGTCCCCTCGGACACCCATACGTTGGACGCTGGGGACTACCTCTTCGACGTGTGGGTTATCCTGTCGAGCGGTAAGCGGTATGCTGTCATACCGCCGAGCACCTTAACTCTGGAGGCTGGAGTTACTGTGATCGTGTAGTGCGACCGCGTGGTCGCACTAAGGAGTGTAGCTATGCCCACAAGTCCGCGACTTAATTGGCCGTATCCGAAGGAGCTCCTGCAAGAGCTTTACGATGCAGGGAAGTCCCTCAAGCAGATTGCGGAGCTGGCTGGGAAGCCTATTTCTACGGTCAGGTATCGCATGGTTAAGGAGGGCGTCAAGCTGCGAGACCCTGTGCAGATTCAGAAGGGGCGTCGTAAGGTCGGGGTGGAGACGGTGGCGGCGTTGTATCTGTCCGGTTTGTCAGCGGAACAGGTTGCCAAACGCGTTGGGGTGTCTAAACGCTTGGTGTTGTTACGTCTTCAGGAAGGGGGCGTCGACCGGCGAGAGCCTGACAGATCGTGGGAGGCAGAGGCGTTGCGGCTTTATGGTGCGGGGGATAAGGTTGGGGACGTTGCACGCAAGTTGGGTGTTCCTAAAGGGACGGTCAGTAAGTTTATTTGGCAATCGGGGGTGGGCCGCACGACGGCTTCGTACCTGGTTCATCAAGTGGGCTCTAAGAACCCTAACTGGCGGGGGGGCGTATCTTTTCATCCGTATCCACCAGAGTTTAACAATCAGCTGAAGGATCGTATTCGTCGGCGCGACGGTTACTGTTGTCGGGAGTGTGGTCTCGCCGAGGCGGATCACCGTATTCGATACCCTTCGCCTTACAACGGGATGGGTGGTCAGAACCTGTCTGTGCATCACATTGACTACGATAAGGGTAATTGCTCTGAATCTAATCTGATAGCGCTGTGTCAGGCGTGCAACGCACGGGCTAACGGTCGGCGAGCTTACTGGACTACGCACTTTCAAGAGATGCTCAAGGAGGCGGTCTGATGCCTACTTCTCCTCGTCTAAATTGGCCGTACCCTAAACAGTTTTCGGATCCGTATTGGGACTCCTTTGTGTCCTTCGTCAATGCGGTGGATGCCAGCTTCTTTACCACGCGTGAGGATAAGAACTTCGTCCTCTTTGGCGGCGGCCTGGTGAGCTTCAACGCTACCTCGGGAGACCTCACCTGGGCCGAGCCGCTGCAGGCTGTTGCAGCTACGACGGGCTACCGCTGGTACGTCCCGAACTCTACTAGCGGTGATACGGTGACGCTGGAGGATGGGGAGTTTCTCTACGTCGAGCTGACGCGGGCACCCCAGTCTACTCAGAGCATCGCGGCGGAGACTGGCTCTCGTATCCCGGTTAGCGACAATGCTATCGTGCTTGCGCAGCGGTTGGATGACGCGGTTATCTGGCGCAACGGCTCCGTGATAGGCGATGGGCAGAGCATCTACATCTTCGGTCCTCGTGTGCTGACGCAGGTGTACGAGGTGGTGGGTATAGCGGGGGCCGAGATAACCGACAGCGTGACGTGGGAGGGTCACGGGGGTTTTAAGTTTGACCCCCGCATCTACTACCCCGGAGGTCTCGGGCTAACGCGTGAGGTGCGCTTCCAGGCGATGCTGGAGACCACCGACGGGACAACACCCCTGCCCGCCAAGGCGCGGCTTTATGATCTCACCAACGGTGCGGCGGTAACGAGTTCGGAGATAACATCCTCGTCGGAGACGCCTGAGATTGTGTCGTCTGGAGTGCTCTCGATAGGTACCGGTGGGGGCGTGGACCTGCAGGACGACGAGATCGACTACGAGGTCCAGATTATCCTGGACGACTCGTCGGGTAGCCCAGGTCCTACGGACGTTATCACCTGCAAGCGGGCCTCGTTGCGGCTTACCTGGGTATAGGAGAAGGGAAGATGGCGCTACCAACACTACAGAAGACCTGGCAGTTTGATCTCAATAGGGTGGGAGGGGCGGCAGTCTCACAAGCGCAGGACTATGCCGAGCATCTACTTTCGGTTAAGAACGCTCTTAAGGGGTTCGCAATTCTTCCCTGGACGGTGTCTAGCTCCTCTGATGGTACGACGGCGGATAGCAACGACAACTGGACAGTATGGGGAGACCTGGTCTGGGGTACGTCTACACGCAGCTGGATTGTACTCAAGGCTCCGGGTAGTGAGGGCTACGAGATTTGCATAGATCTGAACCGCTTCTTTCCCTACAGGTTGGATATCGTGTGGTCCCCTTCAGGGGCTTTCGGAGCTGGGACGATAACTGCTCGTCCGACAGCGGCCGATGAGATTGTGCTCCACAGTGATTGGAACTGGATCGCCGTAGACGGTTATTGGGGGACCACTGCAACAAAGATTCAGGCTCTACATTCGGAGGACGGAGACGCTACGATGGTGATCACCTATAGGTCCAACTATGTGGTGTCGTTGTGGCGGATGGAAGTGGTCGTGGACAAGGTTTCGGGGTGGACTGACGGAGTGCTGCTGCGATTTGATACTTCAGCCAGCAATACGGCGAGCTGTGCGGAGTTTAGCTTCGTGGCTGACCAGACAGACAACTTTGCGCAGGAAGGCGGAACGCTTGTTCAGCCTTATCTAACCTACGAGGCGCGGGGTACCACAGAGACGGCCGTGTTGCTCTCTCCGGGTGTTCCTAGCGAGTGGGATAGCAACAACCCTATCATGCCTATGGGATTGGTGGCGAACACTGTGGGCTACCGGGGTCACATGGGGCATCCGTCAGACTTCTGGTGGGGGGTACAGGCTCGGAGCGATGGGGATCAATACCCAGATACGGGTACCTTGAAGCAGTTCACTCAGATAGGGGATCTGATTGTGCCTTGGGATGAATCGACAGTTTTACAGACGGCGTAGCTATGGCTGATGTTCCAGGGTCAGTGGTTTATGATGTTACCTCTCCTTACGGGGCGATTCAGGATACCCGGAAGCCGGGAGCCTTTATCTTGCCGCCTGGTGGTGTGGTCTTGCGGACCTATTACAAGATGCGAGGGATTGACCAAACATGCGCCGCGGGGTTGCAGCCTGCCTATGTTCACTGGGTGTCTGAGGAGGAGCCAGACCTAACAGCATCTCTGCTTACTCCGGCTGACCTGCCCTGTGGATCTAACCCTTCGACGGACGTAATCGATATCCACATAGCTGCGGTGTGGAGGGAGTAACCGATGGCACCACCTACGCTACAGAAGACTTGCTTCAAGATGCGAGGGATTGACCAGACTTGCCCGTCCAGGCAGCAGCCCGCTTATGTCTACTGGGTTGTGGAGGGGGAGCCAGACCCCCATGCATCTGAGCTTGATCCAGCGGACCTTCCTTGTGGGGTGGACCCGGCGACAGACGTTGTTGACATTCAGGTAGCCCAGCGGTGGCTTAGGTAGGATACCGGAGGTACCATGGAACAATGCGCTTAGCTTACAGTCCGAAACGGTCCGCGGTGTTGGCCCCGTGGTTATATGAGGGGGTTCCGTCGGCACTTAGTTGCGACCGTAAGGCCACGGTGTACCGTGAGGAGTACTCCTAATGTCATTTGGTCACGATCGGTGGGGACGCGATCCTTTTGGGGAGGCGGCTTGGTCTCGTCGTACGCTTTGGCTGCTAATCCCGGAACTGCAGCGCGACGCAGACACCACCGGGCTACTTCAAGCCTTCATCGAGGGGCTTTTCCCCTCGTTTGACCATCTGCGACGCAGCGTCCGCAACTTTACAGACCTCCGCGACCCGCTTAAGGTTAGGACGCAGTATGACTGGGTTGCGCGCCTCAAGCTCGGCCGGCACATTGTGGTGCAGGGGGAGATAGAGCAATCGGGTCTGGATGGCTATGTGGACGCCCTTGGGCGGTTTGTCTCACCGACTGGGCGGTTTCGTGAGACCGCGGTAGGGAAGGAGCTGGTGGTTCGGGGGTCCTCCAACCCAGCCAACAACCGCAGCGTGGTCGTTACGGTGGATGTGGACCTGCACACGATTGCCACCGACCCCGCGTTGGCGCCTGATGCGGGGTTCCTGCGGTGGGAACTCCGAGAGATGGTGTCGGCGCCCTCCGACTACGTCACGGTCGAGGTCCGAGGCGGCTCGGTCTCAGATATCACGCCGGGCTGGCTCATCAATGATGGCTACGCGGACTTTACTGTGGTGGCCCGACGGCAGTTTGCTGCTGTTGGGGGTCTGGCCTTCCAGACGGATAAGGAGGGCAGCGACGGTGCAATCTCCGGAGGATATTTTACAGCGGCGTCTGGGGAGTTTACGCCGAAGGACGTAGGCCGCTTCATCACCATCTCGGGGTCCTCCACCGACGAGAACAACGGCCGCTTTGAGATCGTGTCGGTGGACATGTCTGTGGCGCCCCCTAGATTGCTCTTGAAGGGCTTTTTGACGACGGACGCCGGTCCTCTTACCTGGGCGCTCCTCCCCCACCCACAGCTCGACCTGAGCGGGCGGGCGGTGCCTGTTGGTGTGGTGGAGCAAGAGGGGACCTCCATGGTCATCACGGGAGGGGGTGCTGCAACTGTGTCGGACACCAACGCCTCGTTCGATAGCACGGAGGACGTGGGGAAGTATGTTGACCTTCGGGGGTCTAGTGCCGGGCAGGATGGGCACTATCGGATCGTCTCCGTTATGGGCGTGAGCACGGTTGAGCTAGACACCACCTTCGCCACCGGTGAGACGGGCATATATTGGGAGCTGCGGGCAGCAACGGGCGCCGGAATCATTGAGCGCGGTGGCCGTGACCTAGAGATCACCCGCATTGACTATCCTGTCGCAGGACAGAGCGAGGTTATAGCGCCGACGGGGGGTTGGGACCCATCTGAGGTGGGCATGTCTCTGGTGCTGGCCGGCTCGATAACCAGCAACAACACGACGGTCTCGATCGTGGACGTGACGGATGAGGAGACGGCTATCGTAGGGACAGCGTTGACGTTGGACGAGGGCCCGCTCACTTGGAACCTGGTTTCGGGCGACTTCACAAAGCAGAATGCTCGGGCGGAGTCGATCATAAAGTTTATGGCGCCGGACTTCGGCCTTGCAATCGACACGCAGGAGAGCGAGGACCGCCAGCGGAGCTTCGTTGACCATGTCAACGCGTGGCTGGACCTTAAGGGCAACGAGCACGGCTACGAGGTTCTTGGGGCTATCAGCGGCTTTGAGGTTGAGGTCTTCAATGTGTACCGCGTCACCTTTGCTATTGCGGAGGAGCTCCGAGGGACTGCGGAGATATATGGGGTGGCTGAGGAAGGAGCCGGGCGCTCCGGAACGGGGGGCTCCCTTACTCTCTCGGGCACGGCAGGACAGCTGTATGATCCAGCAGCTGCCTTTCGGGCCTCGGATGAGGCCCTGAGCGTGCAGCTGTACAACTGCGCGGACTCCGATAACAACGGCCTCTACGACATCGCGACGGTGGAGGACTCGAACACCTTAGTGTTTGAGCTCCCTACCCCCGCGGGCTCGTTGCCAGACTACGGCTCAGGGGGCACCATAGGCATCCCGACAATCCGCTGGTCTCTTGTTAGGTTCTACAGTGACCAGCCGCCAACTCAGCCCAACTTTGATGAGGTGGTGGCTGACCAGCTCACCGATTGGGTGGACGCCAACCTACCGGGGAAGGTGTTTGGGATTGACCGTTACTGCTGGGAGGAGGACTTTGCCGCCTACGTGACGGTTGAGATCCTCTCGGTTACGAATCTGAGTGGCCTAACCTACGAGGTGAAGGTTAATGGGGAGGCTGATGTTATCCCGCGGAACCCCGCAGGTCCGACCCGCCAGGTGCTGGATGGCCCTTTCTGGAAGCTTATCGACTCTGATGGAAAGGAGTTCGTGGTCGAGACCGCGCCGGAGGCGGACGGCGCTGATTGGACCTTCGAGATTGTGGCGGACCCTGCCGCCCTCCCAACCGCGTCGCCTCCGGCTACGCAGGACGCGCGGCTTGAGTATCAGTGCAGTATCCAGTCGACCTGCGATTACTGCGCGGCGAGCGTGGTGGTGGCCATCATCTCCGCGGGGGACGTGATCAACGAGACTGGGGTGGCGGTTGAGCGGGTGCTTGAGCGTGTTATTGAGCGACTTCAGACGTTGGCCAAGCCTAAGCATGTGCGGCTGGTGCCCATCCTTAAGCAGACGCTGGAGGCGTCGCTAAACATTCGGGCCGAGGTCAACGCAGATGCGCTCCAGAACCTGCTTCTAGCACCATTGACGGCTTACTTTGACGACATTGCGCTGGATGACATCGCGCTTGATACGGCCATCGTGGTTGAGGTGGATGCGACGGACACGGTCTGGGTAGGAGGTGGTTGGTGACGAATGACGCGTTCGAGCGGCTGGAGCGTAACGAAGGCTACGTTTTAGCCTACGAGGCGCTGAGCACGTACTGGCTTCGGGGGCTGTTTGGCCCGGACGGTGCCGGGCAGTATTGGTCCGTTGAGTACAACTCCACAAACGTGCAGATCGTGGCGGCTAGGTGGGATAGTCGGGGGGAGCTGATAGCTCGTCATATCCTTGCGGGGGGTAGCACCGTGGGGTGTGGAGCTGTGGACGCCAACGGCTTCATGTGGGTGGGGGAGACGTCTGTAGGATCTATCTCAAAGCTAGCCTACGATGGTACGAAGCTGGTGGCTAGCATGACCGTGACGGACGGTTCAAACACCTACAATCCTCTGGGTATGGTGTCCTTGGGAGGCTGGCTATATGTGATTGGTGTTCGGTCCGACGATGCTAACTATCGACTGTTCAAGATCGACGTCACTCCGGGGTCGGAGGCGGTCGACTCCTGGGGTGCCTCGACCATAACCACGGTAGGGACGCGGCGGGATAGGATGCAGCTGTCGCCTACGGACACTGGCTCTATTCTTCTCCGCTGCGCTGATGTTAATAGGGTTGACCAGGTGTATGCTTTCACCACTGCGCTCTCGCCGTCGATACAGACGCTCACCGGTTTCTCGCCTTCTGCGGGGCTGGTCGGGATGCACCGAGCTTTTGGATATGAATGGATCGGGGGTAATGTCGCTGTCGGGTCATCGCCTCCACAGATCCTCAAGACAGCGTTTGGGGGCACCGCTGTGTTGGATAGTCTGTCGGTTCCAACGGCGCTGCGCATCGTGGACTTCTCGCATGATGCTAATTACCTTTATGCAGCCGTTACAGGTCTTGATGCCCCATCCGACGTCGGGCCGAACCGGGTGGACAAGTATGACCCGAGCACCCTAACCTTGGTGGAGTCGTTCAACTTTAGCGCGGGTGCTGGGCCGCCTGCTAATGCTGTGCTGGTGATTAGTGACCCACCGCTGTCGCCTTACCCAGATCCGGCGTTGGTAGATGCGGTTGCCTGGGTGGACGCTAGTGGGGAGGATGTGAGCCTTGCCGGGGACCTTGTTGATGGGATCACCAACCTAGCGCCGCAGGGTAGCTCGTCGGGAACGGTGTCGACAGCTTTAACCACCAGTACGATCAACAGCAAACGCGCGCTTTATCTGACCCTATCCGAGCGTATTCAGATCTCGGGCACGGACGACTTCAGCTTTCTGTTTGATGGGTCGGCGTTCACGTTGGCGTTTCTGGTAGGTCTTCCGGTGGACACCTATGCCAACCGCTACCTTGCGATTACGCACGTTGCGGTGCCGGCGCCCACGACGACGGGGTTCTGGCTCTGGTTTGATGGAGATAAGAAGTACTTTGTCATCAGGATTGGCTCCTCCTTGGGGGGAGGTAGCTACTACTATTCGTGGTCGACACCTATAAACTCGATATTGCCTCCTTTCGTGGGTGTTATCACGGTGGTCTTCGACCCATCGACCCCAGTGTGTGAGATTCGAGCGCATCCGCTGGATATCTCTAGTGCTCCCGGCTGGTGGCCGTTAGAGCCGCAGGGGGAGGAACGGGGTGTGTGGAGCGATACGACGTCTCCGGGAACGCCGGATACTGGCGCGACGGGACCCAACCTGTATCTTGGCGACAACCCTGTCGTTGGTGGGTTGAGAGGCTATCTGGGGGAGATGGCGGCTATTCCTCGCGCCCTTGCTGAGGGGGAGCTCGTGGGCTTGGTCGACTATCTGTTGCGTAAGTGGCATTGGCGAGAGTAACCTGGGGATACTTCAAAGGTGAGGTAAGATGGCGGTTGTAGTAGCGACAGTGACGGAGGACGCGCGGATATACTGGCCGCAGTTCCTTGGTGGTATCTTTGGGACGCCGGGGACCCCCACGGTGCCAGCGAGCCCGCAGCCCACTACCTGGGACCCCCGCTTTAAGTTCTTTAAGGTGGGGGAGGGGGGCTGGGTCGATCCAGGGACGGGGAAGGAGCGTCGCACGCCTGATGCGACGCTTCGGCGTCTGACGTCTCCGCTTATCCAGGACCTGGACTGTGTGGTGGACCCGACGCGGGCTCCGGCCAATCAGCGTTACGGGACTCAGGAGCGGGCCACGTTCAAGAAGGATCTGACGATCTCGGACATCTCCTATCCAGCTGCGTACACGGTGGAGATAGACTGTCTCCTTGACCTCGGGGACTTTAATGATGACGGCTACGGGAACAGCCCCGAGATATGGGAGATCGGTGTGTTCGGCGACCACCCGACCGAGAGCGGGCTAGCTTCAGACGAGGGGCTTATGGTGGCCTATGGGACCTTCCCGGTGCAGGTCAAGGACAGCTCCAAGCAGATTCTCAACGTCGTTCGGATCATCTTCTGAGGTTTTGGTATGGCCACGGACCTAACCACCTTCGCCTCTGACGAGTACACGATGCGGTTTCGCCAGCCGTTCGTGACGGCTGGTCTCAACGAGAAGCATGCGGTGGTCATCCCTCCAGGCATCTACCGGGGCTTTGGTCTGGGAGTAGACGGCTTGGGAGGGGATCGTACGGTTGAGCTAACGCTAGACACGGCCGCGGCCGACATGGTGGCGGTTTACCAGACCGAGACGGGCTACTCGCTTACGATCCGTTACACCTCGGGCGCTATTCTACTCAGCCTGACGGCGTACGACTCAGAGACGGTAGTGTTGGCGATCTACGCCACCTATGCGCTCGGCGCGACGACGGAGGCGTGGGTGCGTGCGTACACCGAGGCCGAGTACAACGGGGCGACGGAGAAGGATGAGCTGGTGGTGATTGGGACGGTGGACGTGCCTGCTGCTGGGAACCCTATAGACGCCTCGATGCTTGCCTACGAGTATCGGACCATGGCGTGGGCCAACCAGGCCCCCGAGGCGCTGATGTGGGCGCCCTTGGTTAAGAACAGCGCCTTTGAGGTCTCCGACGCGGTTAGCACCCCGTACGATTGGGCAGCGCATCCTTGGGAGGCGCGGGTGGTGTCGGGGACTGCTACGTTTGGCCCATCGACCACCGACCCTAACAGCAGCCCGAGATGCATGGAGCTGGACTATACGTCGGGATCGGTAATCTTCCTGCTGTCGCAGACGCTTGGGGTCTTGGTGGAGGAGGGGCAGCGCTACCGCATAAACATTGCCAAGAAGATGGTGCAGGCAGCAACAGCGGGTAACCTGTACGTGTATATCTTCTACCGCGACAGCTTGGGGGACCTAGTAGGCCCTTGGGGTTATGTTGAGTGCGACGTGTCCGCCGACTCAGCCTATGAGGAGCTGGAGCATATCCTCACCATTCCGTCAGGCTATGACATCCGCGAGGTGTTTATGGTCAGGGTGCAGGGAGATTCTTTAGAGTTTGCCGCGTCCGGCCCGGCCATCCGGCTGGATGACCTGCAGGTGTGGCTTGAGACCTCGCTCTCGGACCCTTACCCCTTCGGAGACGCACAGCGGGCGCAGCTAGCCTCCTCAATCGTTCTCTATGATGCTGGGAGCACCGGCGACTATAGCGACCTAGGCGACCGCATCCTGGTGAAGGAGGAGGGCGGGAACCTACGCGTTGAGCGTCTTGACCAGCAGGACTCCGCTACGGACCTCCCGATAGGGCTGGAGCTGTTTGGGCAGCTGCTGAACCTCGGGAAGTATCTGCGCGGAGCGACACACCCGTCTGCTACACCGCGTATCACTACTCCAGTAGCGGATAGCGGCTCCTACGACTACACGCTGCTTTGGGAGGCAGAGGACGACCTGGGCTCGACGGCTAGTACTGCGCGGCTCTATGCAGTGACCGGTTCTCCCTACAACGGCGGTTGGGCTTTTACGGTCAATGCTGCGTGGAATGGGGCATCTTGGTCACGTGACGCTGCGGAGGATTCGACCCTTTTTAGGGTTAGCCGCTTCGGCTTTGAGCAGAGATTTCACGACTCCGCTAGCGCTTCGCCTTGGACCGAGTCGCAGTGGGATGCAGATCAGGGGTCTTTTGGAGCGGACGCCACAGGTAACTGGATCGACTGGGGGGTCACCTATCTCGGGCGCGCGATGCTTCAAAGCGAGGCTTGGGCGCGGGTTGCTCGGCTCAGTGTGGAGCGGGCGGACGAGGCTGTTACAGGGGTAGACCCTACGCGCACTTTGATACTGGAGCTTCCTGCACCGGACACGACTGGGGTAAGGTCCCACTTTCGTTTGTATCGCGCAGGGTACAGCACGAACCCAGACATGTTAGAGCTAACTGCTAATGCGCGGTGGAATGGGACCGCCTGGGAGGCGGACAATACTGGCGGCCCTGCCCAGAGGCTTCTGTGGCTTGGGGCTTCTTTTGAGCTAGATGAGCAGGAATCTACTGGATCTCCTTGGGCGGATCCTCCGTCAGCTTGGACTACCAGTCATACGTGGGGTCTGGAGTCGACTGGTAGGTGCGACCTCAAGCTGTGGGATCCGCGGGTGCAGTTCACTGACTCGGGGTCGAACACCAATCCGGTGTACACGGTAACGCCGGAGCCCAACACGCTCTACGCCATCAACATGATCAAGGCGTGGGGGCAGGTTTATACGACGGGGGGAGGGGCTGTCAATGTGTATGATGGCTTCAATATCTCGGCGAGTATCTCGGGGAATTATCTGCAAATCGACTTTCGAGTAGCTTTAGACAACGACGACTACAGTGTCGTGGCGATGATGCAGTTCACGCCCTACAGGTTTGTGGTCGTGAACACCCGAGCTACCACCTACTTTCGCCTGGCGGCGATAGATCCAACGACGGCCTCGGAAGACAGCTTTGCTACGGACAACTGGTACGTCTTCTTTCTTGTTATTGGGAGGCAGTCTTCCTAGGAGCAGGCTATGGCGGTGAACGAGGTCACAATCAAAAGCCTAGGAGGGCGCATGCAGGTGGATCTACCTCTCATCTTCTCGGGCATGACCCTCACAGTGGGAGCAGGTTCCTTCCTGGTTGATGGGACGAGCTATGTGTTGCTGGAGGACTACGACTACGAGGTAGTGCCGCACGAGACGGAGGTTATGTGGCTTGACGTCTACCTTGTGCGTGTCAAGGCGGATGGCGGCGTGGGCGTACTGGTTGTGGACACCGTGCCGGCAGAGGGTGCGGACCTTTTTAGGTTTGATGATGCGTGTCCTTGGGAGCATCTGCATCTGCAGGCGGTTCTCGCCGTGCCTCCAGGGGCGGTATCGTTAGATGCGGTGGAGGCACGACGGCGGCGCGTTGTTGCGTTATCGGAGGAGAGCTAGAGATGACCACAGACCTCGCGCCCTTTGCCTCTGACGTGTTCACGATGCGGTATCGCCAGCCGTTCGTGACGGCTGGTCTCAATGAGAAGCATGCGGTGGTCATCCCTCCAGGCATCTACCAAGGCTTCGGCCTGGATGAAGACCCTTCTAGTGGGGAGCGCACGGTTCTGCTTACTGCTGACGCGGATGCCGGGGATATGGTGGCGGTCTACCAGACCGAGACGGGCTACTCGCTCACGATCCGCTACACAGGCGGCGACTTTCTGCTGGACCTGTCCTCCTACTCTAACGAGACGGTGGTCCTCACCATCTACGCCACCTATGCGTTGGGGGCGGACACTACCGCTGTTGTGCGAGCATACACCGAGACGGAGTATGATGGGGCGACGGAGAAGGACGAGCTGGTTGTGATTGGGGAGGTGGCGGTGCCCACCTCGGGGCAGATTGATTCCTCGATGATCACGTATGGTCGTCGGACCATGGCGTGGGCCCAGCGGGCACCGGAGACGTTCGTGTGGGCACCTCTGCACGAGAACGCAAGCTTTGAGATCTCGGACGCGGTCCTTCCGAACGGCACCTATGCCTACCCTGCCTTTCCTTGGCTGATTGAGGGTGGAGGCTCCAATACGATGCAGCCGTCCGAGACGGACCCGCACAGTGGCTACAAGTGCATGGAGATTACCTACGTCTCGGGCACGGCTAACTGGATTCTGACCCAGCCGCTGGGGGTGCCGGTGACGGAAGGGCAGCGGTTCCGCATTCGTCTCTACAAGAAGATGGTGCAGGCGGCGTCGAGTGGCGACGTGCTCGTCGTGGTTTACTTCCTCGATAAGGATGGCAGCTATGTCGCGCCCGCGGCGACGACCACCTATCTTAGCACGGCGGCTGATGCGGTCTACGAGGAGTTCGATCGCACCTTTGCGGTCCCGTCCGGGCTGGATATCGTCGAGATTCTGGGGGTCTGGTTTGCAACCAATCTGATTGACTTCTCGACGCCAGGGCCGGCTATTCGGATAGATGACTTTCAAGTGTGGCTGCAGGTGTATGTGGATGACCCCTATCCATTCCGAGACGCGCGGGGGGTGCAGTCCGTGATGTCTATTCTGCTTGCGGACCTAAACAATCCCGACTTTGATGAGCTTGGCGAGCAGCCGTTTCTTCGTACCTACCAAGGGAATGTGCAGATTAGGCGTCTGGACGCGAAGAGTGGATCGTCGCTAGATCCTGTGGGAATGGAGCTGTTTGGGCAGCTGCTTAATATTGGTAAGAATCTTCGCAACAGCTCAGCGCAGGCACTGACGGCGCGCTTCACTACGCCCAAGGCTAGCTCGGGGTCATACACGAGGACGCTTTTGTGGGAGATTGCTGATGATCTTGGTGGCTCGCAGACTGTGCGGATCTATGCGGACGGTTATGTGGGGCCTGGGTGGTCTGTAGCAATCAATGCGCGCTGGACGGGAACGGTGTGGGCTCGGGATGCTGCGGCTGGGGCCGGTATTCTGCGATTTACCCGCGATGGAGGACTGGAATATCTGGTGAAGGCTAGTCCTGCACCAACTACTTGGACAGAGGCTAGTTGGGATCGCTTGGCGTTTAAGCTGAGTTCGGGCTCTGTAGGCTCAAACATCGTTGGGCTGCAATATACGGATTTTAAGGGCTACGTGAAGCTTGGTGCGGAGCTTCGAGGCACGGATGCGAATGCCCGCATTGCGCGTATTCAGCTGGATGCTGCGGACCACTCTACGACTGGGGTAGATCCTCAGCGTACCCTTATTGCTGAGTGTGCAGCTCCGTCGGCTACTCAGGCAGCAACGCGGTTTTATCATTACAACGGTAGTACGGATGACTACTTCGAGATCACAGTCAATGCTGAGTGGTCAGGGACGAACTGGGACAAGGACAAGGCAGCAGAGAATGCGAGCAGGTTCGTGTTTCGGGGAGAGGGTATCTATCTGTACGGGCGTTCCCTCGGAGCTGGTACCTGGGATGACACGGTGGGCGTGTCGGGCTGGGACACGTACCACCATCAGATCCCAACGGCTTTTGGGGAGTGGTACATCGACGATGCGGTTTGGCGTATCCACAACACCACTACAGGGACTAATCCGGCCCACACCACGACGGTGGCAGGCAACGCGTTGTACGCCTCTGCCATCGTTAAGGTGTGGGGGTATGTTCAGACGGACGGTTCAGGAGGTATAACAACGAGTGAGGGGCTGAACTACACAGCGATCGTGAATGCGGGTACTGGAGAGCTGGACATTAACGTTCTGCAGAACCTAGCTAGTGCAAACTATGCGGTGGTGTTTGGTTACACCTGGGTGTCTGGTCAGGTAGCGGTGCCTCTCGTTACAAATCAGACCAGCAGCACCTTCAGCATCCGGGTTTATCTCGTCTCGGGCTCGTGGGTGGACCTGAGATCTGTGTCGCGTGAGATTCACTTTGTGGTGCTGGCTAAGCAGATCACTTAGGAGAGCTATGGCGATCAGAACATTAACCACCTTCGACTCCTCGGGCCGTCACGTCTTTGAGCTTAAGGTTTCGGTGGAGGGTTGGACGTTGGCGGTTGCGGCGGGCACCGTACGGATTGCAGGTGAGGATCTAGATCTGAAGGAGCACACCTACGACCACGGAGGCTCACACACCAACAAAATTACGGGGGCGGTGGGGTTCCTGGTCAAGGTGGGTCGCCAGGCCCGCCTGTTTGTAGATCGTTATGAGGATGGAGAGGAGCCCTACGTTTTCATGTCGGACGGGCCGTTCCAGCTGCTTGACAAGCTCTTTAGCCTGGTGGTGCCTCCGGGCGCGCCCTCGTTGGAGGAGGCAGATCTAACCGTGCGCCGTGTGATCCCGAACCCCTCTGAGGAGAGCTAGCGATGGCTACAGACGTCGTAACGTTTCTATCAACTGAGACCACCGTAAGGTACCGCGAGCCCTTCGCTAGCGATGCGCTAAATAGGCGATCAGCCGTCATTCTTCCCTGGGGTGTTCATCGAGGATTCAAGCTTGGGGTGGACGGGGGGGCAGGTGACCGTACCGTCAACGTGGAGGCCGACTCGGTTGTGGGTGACCACGTAGCAGTCTACCAGTCTGCCACCGGCCACAGCTTGACGGTCCGTCGCACGACTGGGGACTTCCTGATAGACCTCAGCAGCTACTCTCCTACCGTTACGGTCTACGTTACGCTCTACGCGTCCTACTCTCTTGGGGCAACGACGGCCGCCACCATCCGGGTTTACACAGAGGCCGAGTTTGCGGTTGCGCCCGAGGCAGCGGAGGCAGTCATCCTAGGCAAGGTCGTTATTGCTGCTACGGGGGCTCTCCCAGCCTCTGCTATCACGGGTAACGAGCGCCGGATGGCGTGGATGAACAAGACCTCGGAGCAGGTGGCGTGGGTACCGTTGCTGCGCAACACCGACTTTGGGTATCTGAACGAGACTGTGGGCGGCGACTACAACATGTTTGGCGCGCTGTACTGGGAGAAGCGTCGAGCCACCCTTGGCGCGGGAGACTTAGCGTGGAAGGTGTCGAACACTGACCCGCTTGTGGGTACCTATCACCTGGTGCTGGAGTGGACCTCGGGCGGCACTCACGGGGGTACCGCGAATCAGTATCTGGGGGTGCCTGTAACGCCAGGGCAACGTTTGCGGGTACGCTTCTACAAGAGGGTGATTAGGGCTAGGGTGACAGGCACTCTGGTGTTTCGGGTCCAGTGTACGGACGACGCTGGTGTTGACCTGACGCCGACCGATATATCGATCAGTATCACGAGCACCGACGCGTCCTATGTGATGTTTGACAGGATAATCGAGATCCCAGCTAGTGCGACGCACCTTGCCTATGTAGGCTTTCGGGCTGATAGTGTCTCCTTCAGCACCTCGGGGGATGCGGTCCGCTTTGACGATGTTCAGGCGTGGCTGGAGACGGGGGCCACGGAGCCCTATCTTCAGCAGAGCCGCAAAGGTGTTGAGTTACGCAACGCGATCGTTTGGAAGGAGGCAACGCAGACGGAGTTTGCCGACCGGGGTATACTTACCCGCGCGGACGTTGATGGCTCGAACATGCTCTTGCGTCTGGAGCGCAACGATCAGGAGACAGGCTCTGCCTATGACCCACCCGCGCTGGAGGTAAAGGGACGGCTGTATGACCTGGGGAGTGCCCTTCAGTACAGCTCGGCTCAGGCGCTCACGCCACGCATCCGGACGTGGGTTCCTGCCGTTGCTACAGAGGATTACACACTCCTATGGGAGGCAGATGGGACCGACGCCGATCCTGGGCGCATATATCTCGACAACTCCTCGGGAGGTTATGTTCACACCCTCAACGCCATCTGGACGCCCGGTGGGTGGGAGCGGGACAATGCTGACTACTCGTCGAAGACTGAGCTTACGAGCGTGGGCTGGAAGGTTTCTTATACGGTGGATACGGCGCCACAACCTTGGGCTGATAACGCGTGGACACATGAAGCATTCTACGATCTGCGGTCGCCGCTCTTTAGCGCTGACGATCTGTACATGAAGATCACAGGCACCACAGTCGCTAGCAATCCGGCGCCGGCCACGGTCGTGCCGGGAAATGCGCTGTACCCCAAGAGCATGGTCAAGAGCTGGGGTAGTGGCTACACGACGCCTGTGGGGGGCATTACGTTGGACGACGGGTTTAACGCTGTGGCGTCTGTGAGCCCTGGGCTTGTCCATGTTGCTTTTCCAGGGGTGGTGATGGATGCGCCTTATTCGGTGGTGGCTACAAGCGGGGACCCCGCTTTTCCTGTATTCATCACGGTGCCCTACGCTAGTAAGCTCCCTGGTGGCTTCGATATGCTGTTTTGGTTAGCGCCTACAGGGGCTGCCGTAGATCCGAATGCTGAGGTGGTGTACTTCAGCTTCATTGTCTGTGGGCAGCAGACGACCTAGAGGTAGAGGACGATGGCTAAGGCATTGACACCGCATGATATACCCGGCTGGACGGCGGAGAGATCTAAGCGTAAGGCGGCCAAGGGTCGCGAGGATAGCCGGAAGGACTTCTTGAAGGGCAAGACCTTTGAGGACCTGACGGAGGCGGAGAAGGGCCGGCTGCTCAAGGCTGTCGCGGTGCATCTGGGCTTGATTGTGGACAGCGACGACAGCTAGGATTGATCTCATGGCAGTTAGGATTAGGTACAGCGTCAAGGTGCAGATATCCTCCGACGCAACGGTGGAGGACAAGGACCTCGGGAACGCCTCATACGAGGTGGTCTCGGACGAGTACGGTGAGGGCGGTCTGCGGGAGTTTGTGCTGGCGGCCAGCTCCTCGGATGTGCAGGTGGCGTTGGGCAACATAGCTACGGCATCCTTCCTAGCCATTCGCACGCGCGCGCGAGACCCGCTGGAGGACCCGGTGGAGATCACTGTTAAGCGCAACGGGGTGGGTGGTGAGGAGATCGCCATAACCCCGCTGTCGGAGACGGCGCAGGGCCATCTGCTGCTGTCTACCTCGGGCCTGACCTCGCTGTATGCAAGCAACGCGGGCGGCGTTGACATGAAGCTCGCGGTGGCGGTTATTGGGGACTAGCGACGTAGGGCATTGAAACGTCGAGGATTAGGCTGTAGATTCAGAGGGACAAGCCTCCTTGGATCTTCCATGTCTGGGGCATAGCAACGGGCAACAACAAGGATTAAAGCACCATGCTTCCTAGCTATGCCCTTGGGCTGTGTGTGGGCAGTACCCGTAGCGACCGAGGGCCTGGTTGCAATTGTGGCAAAGGACTCGGAAGCCTTCCGGGAAGCCTTCTTTTTTGAGCCACCACGTAATGTCGGCACGTATCTTCTTTCGGTGCTGGGATCCTCCGCCGTCGATGTGGTCGATGGCGAGGAATTCCATGTGGGCTTCTCCGCAGCAGTCGCACGCTCCTCCGTAATGCTGGAGGACTTCGAGCCGGAGCTTACGGTGCCACTTTTTTCTGGTGGCTCTTATCTGCGCGGTCTTGGGTTTTCGTGCTTTGCGGTAGCATTGGATGCAGTTCGGGTATCTGCCATCTGGGCTGGACTTCAGACGGTAGAACGATTTGATCTCTTTTATCTCTTGGCATGTGCAGCAGCGTTTATTCCCTGGGATGTTTTCGGCGGGACGGCGTTTTCGTCGACGGGAGCATCCGCAGGACGAGGTTTTTCCTTGTGATAGGCTGGCTCCTGCAACTACTTTCTCCGCGCCGCAATCGCAGTGGACTTTCCATCCAGCTACCTTATTACCCCCTGCGTACTCAATAGATCCGGCTCGGTCGATAACAACTAGACGTCCGAACCTCTTGCCTTTAAGATTTACAACAGGTCTCGCCATAAGTTGAACGTATGCTGATGTTTTTTGTCCCGCAACATAATATGCGGCACTTTTTTGCGGCTTTGCTGGTCGTGTTGGGTGAGGCGAGGCGCCTGCGCGTGACGAGCAAGCTCAGCTTTGCGAGGTTATTCCGGTGCTAATGACGATTACCAACACCTCTGGCCGTGATATCAACGTGCTTGAGCAGATGACTGGAGGCTCGGGACCCTCTGCGCTGCTTGCTACAGGCGGCAATGTGACCGATCCTCTACCCTACCCCTTTGCGCACATCGGTACGCTGGCGGACACTGCCAACAGTCAGCTCCCCATGCATAACCGTGATTGGCGCTACCAGCGCTCGGCCTACATGCCCGAGCCCAGCATTGAGTGGCAGCAGCTGGTTCAGGCTGGTGTGGTGACCATGACCGTGGCCACCGAGACAGGCAACACGGACGAGGAGGAGATCTACATCGACGCTGTACTTTGACGCGCTACGATTCTTCTTCGTCTTGAGAACGTTCCGTGGTACCTTTTAAGGGTGCCTCCTAGAGTTGATCTAACAGATCGTCGTTTTGGTATGTTAACGGTTGTGTCTCCAGCCGGTCAGGGCGCAGGTAAGCATATGCGGTGGAATGTCGTATGTGACTGCGGAAGCTCGAAGGCTGTTTACGGACAGGACCTGACCAAAGGTCGTACCCAGTCGTGTGGGTGTTTGCAGAGGCGTCAGTCGAGTAAGTATCACCGCGGCAGGGGTAAGGGGAGCTTGGCGGCTTCCGGAGAGAAGACCTGTGCACGCTGCGGTGTCGTTAAGCCGACGGGGCAGTTTCACAAGTGTCGAACGAACAAGGACGGTCTTTATACCTATTGCAAGCGCTGCGTCCGTGGCGTTAACCTGAAGACCAAGTACGGCGTTACGTTGGATTTTTACGAAGAGCTGGTGAGCAAGCAAGAGGGTCGTTGCGGGGCTTGTGGGGATAGGCTGAATGTCTCTACTACCTTGCGGGGTGCGCCTCCTGTGGATCATTGTCACAAGACGGGGAAGGTGCGGGCAGTCCTCTGTCACCATTGCAATACGGCTCTGGGGCTTCTTCGAGAGGATCCTGATCGTGTGAGGAAGCTAATGCGTTACATTACCGAACATAATGAAACAAACGTGGAAACGGAGGGCCGCTTGGTCTAGGCCGTCCTCTAGCAGGCTCTTCGAGCCGGTAGCCTAGAAGCTATGGCTAAGTTTGTTCTGCAGCCTTGTAAGATCCGTGGGGACCGAGTGGTGCCTACCAAGGACCCGCCGGTCGAGCTGGACGGGCGCCAGCTTATTGCCAAGCTGGCGCCCAACAGGCTTCCCCACAACCTGCTTCGGCTGCGGCAGGCTAGGCTTGGGTCCTTCATCGGGCGATGCAAGGGCTCACGGTCTGGGCGTGAGGTCCTTTTCACGGTGTGGAACCCGGACCGGTCGAACAAGATCGGGTGGCTGCTTAAGCAAGATGCTGCGTTCCCCGACCGTCTTATCGAGATATATCGGCTCGTTGAGGCGGATTGGGGCTCACGCTTTGTTGAGGCGGACTCCGGAAAGAAGGACAGACTACCAGGCGACAAGGCCCGCCGAACCCCGCGGATGGTGGAGGGTACGGCTTAGCGGCTCTGTGTGCGCCTCATTGCTGAGTGGTATGAGAACAGGGTGGGAGCGTATCCCACGACCCGTCGGGAGCTTATATGTCGAGATCAATAACTGAAGGGCGGAGAGCGGCCGACGAGGTCCAAGGGCTTCTTGACGCGGTGGAGCTGCCGGATGTTCACGCAATGCTGGACGAGGCCGAGGGGCACCTGGCGGCAGGGCGTCTCGATGAGGCTGCACGTTGCGTCCGCCGGGCCGAGATGCTGCTGGAGGCCCCCAACCGCAATCCCTTCCAGCACAAGAAGGACCTTGGTGTCGGGCCGCGCGGCGGCACGAATAAGGAGACCAAGTACTGGAAGTGCAAGGGTAAGAATTACAAGTACACTTGCAAAGGGAAGAAGGGGGAGATCCGTAAGGTCATCATCGATAAGCCCTGGAAGGGTGATTACAACCAGGAGTACAAGCCGTGGCGTAGCAAGGGCGCGGGGAAGTCTGTCAATTCCAAGAACGCTAAGGCCGTGAAGGCTGTAGCTAAGGCGTACGCCAAGGAGTACTACAAGAAGAACAAGGCGAAGATCCTAGCCAAGAAAAAGAAGAAGGCTAAGAAGAAGTAGCCCTGCTTGACCCCGAGCGATCTTCCCCCCGACACTCTTAGACCTTGCGAGGCGTGTGGCGGCGAGCGGCTATCGAGCCCTTGCCGCTGGTGCGACGACGGCTTCCAGACCCCGGCGCAGTATCTACGCTGGGCGCACTTCCGCGAGCGGATGCGGCTGATATCTACCACCTATGAGTTCCTCCCTGGGGTGGTTGCCGATGTGGTCGAGCGGCTAGAGCTGCGCGGCACCGCGGATGCTCTAGACCTGGCACGGGAGGGGCGTCGTCTATTGCAGGAGTGGGAGCGGGCTCCCGCCACGGGAGGGCGTAGGGAGGTAGCAACGAGGCTTCTGTCGGACCTCATCACCCGAGCGCTTGACTATCTAACGACTGCGTAAGGCTCGCGGCTCGTGTTACTGTAGTACTGAGGTAACCCATGGTAGCGCTTTCGTCTCTCACTCGCCCTCCGTTCTCCAAGGTCTCCCAGAGGAAGGTAGCGGCCTACATCGTGCCGCTGAAGGCCAACGGCGAGCCGGAGACAGGGGACGCTCTACGGTTTCAGTACTTTCCCGAGTCTGTCTCGGACACCAAGGCTGTCAACTGGGCCCCGCGTGAGATACCGGGAGCCTCGCTGCCCATCTACAACTGGATATCCTCGGGGGAGCGCACCATCTCGTTTACGGCGGTCTTTACCACGGATGTTGATTTGGTGGTGGCGGAGAAGAACAAGGGGTTCGGGACATCGGACATAGCGACGCGGTTAAAGAATATTAAGGCGGAGGACCGAAACGTGGATATACGGGCGGCGGTCCTTTGGCTGCGGGCGTTCATGTTGCCTACCTATGATACTGAAGGACCTCTGGGTGTACCTGCTGCTACGGCGCCCCCTCGTCTGCTGTTGGTGTTCCCGAAGAGCGGCATGGGGACAGCAGGAGGAGCCTACATCACGGGAAACGTGCCGGACGAGCTTCAGTGTGTGATGACTCAGTGTGATGTTAACTACGAGGCGTGGTTCCCGTCAGGCTTACCTCGGGTGGCTACGGTGTCCCTGGCTTTTGCTCAGGTCGCGCAGAATCCGTCGGGGGCGGTGACCTTCCCGGCAGGAGGGATACATATGTGGTACGAGCGAGAGGGGAGTCCTGGGCCGGAGAAGTCCTTTGGGTATAAGCTGGCTCCAGACGTACTCAAGAAGTAGGAGGCGAGTGTGCTGGTTGAGCTGAGCGATCTGTTTGACGACTGCGTTAGGCGCCGCGTAGCGGCCGGTACCTCTCGGGCCGAGGCTGAGCGGCTGTGCGACAAGCCCTCGTGGCCCACCCATCGTCCCCCCTACTCCTCAGAGGCTGCTGGCGGCCCTTCTAAGGCTGGTCTTGCTGTGGGGGGTCTAGGGGTTGAGGACCTCCGCAAAAGGCGCTCAGAGGCCCTCGTGAGGCCACCGAAGCGTGGCGGGGTGGGGCTCGGTAGCCCGGTGGCGCCTTTGGGTCCTGATACGCGCACGGAGGCGCACGTGTGGGCCCGAGAGAAGGTGAGGACAGGGCATCGGCCGCCGTTCGACAAGCCGGACTGGGAGGAGACGGCACGTCGGCGCGGGATGGGGCCGGACGAGATAGCGGCGGGGTGGCGCTACATCGTCGACGTGTTCAGCAAGAAGCTGGAGCAGACGCGCGACCACGTGGTCGCAGCGATAGAGCGTGGGCTGGGGGAGTACTTCGACCGTCGGATAGGGGGCTACTCGATCGTGATGCCGCAGGCTACGCGGGCGGCGGATGAGCCGCCGGTCTACCCCTTCCAATCGCAGGCGGCGAAGACGGTGTACACAGCAGCGCGAAAGATCGCCGCCAAGGACAGCGGGAGCTCGATAAAGAGCGTTTATGACCGTGCTTTGAAGGCGACGGGGGTGGGGAAGCTGTCAAAGGGGGACAAGGCGATGATGGACCTTGCCATCAGCTGGGAGCTGTCGGGTAAAGATCCGCAGCCGGAGCCTCCGCCTGTGGGGAAGCAGCGCTCGTACGCTGGGATGAAGGGTACAGGGAAGGTTAGTCGGGATTCTTTAGGCCGGCCGCCTTGAGGGCAATCCGCAACATTTCGACAGGGAAGGGGAGGCTTTGGGGACCGTCGGTGGCTACCGTTAGGAGTTCCTCGAACGCTACGTTGCGGCTTACGCCTCGGACCTCAGCGTAGCGGTCTACCTTCTCAATCAACGCTAGAGGGAGGTGGAGGGTCTTACTGACCATCTGTACGCCTTGGCGGCTCTTCCGTTTGGGCAGGAAGCTAACGCGAAAGCAGCCCGACCGCGGTTTTTGGTAAGTTTAGCAGAACGGATGAAGGGGACGCAGGATATAGCGGGGCGCGAGCTAGGCAAACGTGGAGCTCCCTGAATCATTACGCGCGGCGCTGCGTCGTGATAAAGTGGTTTGGAGGATAGGCTCGTTGCGATCATGACAAAGGTTTCCGCGTTACCGCAGCTTCAGCAGGAGGATGGGCAGCCCGAGGATTACGAGGCGGCGGCGAAGGCTGCGGGCTTCAGCAATCAGCTGGTGTTTCTTGCGGTGCCGCTGGACTTCTATCAGCGCTTGCAGCAGGACGCAGCGGCGCGCAATATGCGGCTAGCGGAGCTGCTCTCGCGAGCTGTTGAGGATTATCTGCGGCGTACAGCGCCCGGCACTAAGGAGAAGTAGATCAATGCCCTTCCCCACCTTCTGGCCCCCGCGACCTTCCTCCGGGCGGCGATCTATCCGATTCTACGAGACTGGTACGTGTACGGTCTCCTTTGGGGACAACGCGTGGTTGTTCGTCGAGCAGACGACGGCCAACACGGTGGACCCTACTCCTTATCTTGCGCCAGGAGACCAGACGACCAAGGTCAGCATAGGCAATCTTAACCGTGGGGGCTCCCCGATGGGTGGCCGTCGGATAGCGGAGGATGCGGCACCCCCGCAGCATGAGAACCCACCAGCAACGCAGCAAGCATCCCCAAAAGAGCAGCTGTGGGCCAACAGTATCCGCGTGGTCAACGAGGGGGTGGGGGACCTAGAGCTGTCGTTTGATGGCACCAACGTGCACGGCTATGTGGCCGCTGGGATGGAGGTTACCTACCGCGAGCGCTTTGAGGCTGGGATATGCGTCCGGGGTGTAGGAGGGGCCACTCCCACCTTTCATGTGGAGGCTTGGTGATCGATGCCCTTCCCCATCTTCTGGCCTCCCCGTCCGGCGTCAGGACGTCGGTCTATACGCTTCTACGTTACGGGGACTAGCACTGACCTTTCAGCGTCCTTCGGCGATCACGCGTGGCTGTTTATTAACCAGACGACGGCCAACACTGTAGATCCCACACCCTACTTAGCGCCTGGGGACCAGACGACCAAGGTCAGCATAGGCAATCTTAACCGTGGGGGCTCCCCGATGGGTGGGAGGGAGATAGCTGAGGATGCGGCACCCCCGCAGCATCAGAACTACCCGGAGACGCAGCAAGCGTCTCCCAAGGCGCAGCTGTGGTCTGGCGCTATTCGAGTCTACAATGCCGGGCCTGGAGCCCTGGAGGTATCCTTTGATGGGGTTAACGTCCACGGGGTGGTGCTTGCGAACACGGATGCGATCTTTCGCGACCGCCACGAGTCGGGGATATCCGTTAGGCGGGCCGTCCCCACGTTTGCTGCAACCTATCACATCGAGGCGTGGTGACCGGTGCCCGGTAAAGAGCACATCAAGGGCGCCCCGGCGGATGTCAACCGCTACTATGCTGACTGTCGGGAGAAGCAGCCGGATAAGAGCAAGGGATACTGCTCTCGTGTAGCGTGGCAACGGTTCTGTATGTACAAGGACCTCAGCTATGCGGGCTGCACCAAGTATGGGAAGACGAAGGGCCCGCCCTACAGCTCACCTCTCTCGGACGCCTACGTTCGGGAGCTGGCGATCCTCTTCCTGGAGCGGTGGGGGTACAGGTGAGCGCGACCTCGTTTGACCTCCCAGCCGACGCTGTCGAGTCGGTGGCTAAGGCCCTAGGCTTCGGCTCCGAGCCTCGTCCTCTAGAGGAGGGGGTGGTTACGCGCAACCTGCGCGGCCATGTAGAGCTGCGGGGGATGGGGGCTGCAGTGGAGGAGCTCCCCAACGACATCAACTTTCGGATTCAGGTGACGCGTGTAGGCTCCAGGGTTCGGGTTATCATCGATACACAGGTTTAGGAGAGACAGGCATGGGTATGAAGCAGCTTAGGCAGCTAGCAGGTCTCGGGCCTCGGTTTGACGACTGGCGCCTGGATGAGCTGGTCTACGACGGGCACCTGCCCGGCATGGTCAAGGATAAGAAGGCGAAGGGCAAGAAGGCACCTCCGAAGAAGAAGGAGCCAGAGAAGGACGAGCCCGAGGAGCCCGAGGACGACGACACTCTGCAAGAGCCTGTTTCGGACAAGGAGCCGGAGGAGCCAGAGCCGAAGGCGAAGAAAGCTCCCGTGAAAAAGGAGCCTCCTAAGAAGAAGGATGAGCCCGAGGAGCCCGAGAGTGATGAGCCCTTGGATAAGGAGCCCCAAGACAAGCCGAAGGCAAAGTCTAAGGGCAAGTCCAAGGATAAGAAGAAGGTGCTGCTGGAGCCCGAGGATGACGAGCCAGGCGACCCTGTTGGGCAGCAGCACTGGGACCCCGCGCGCAAGCTGCAGGCGCGGGCGATGAAGCTCGCCAGCACCTCGAAGGTGCTGTATGACTCGCTTTGTGAGCTAACCGAGAAGCCTATGAGGCCGCGGCAGAAGCGCGCGCTCAAGAAGGCTAAGGAGGCTTGCCGCGAGGCCGTCCAGGCCAACCGGAAGGCGTTCAGCTGTATAGGGGAGTTTGGCGCGACCGTGCTGGAGAGCCGCGAAGGCATGGCGGAGCTGCGGCGCCTCTCGGGCATCGGCCCCCGCGCCTCGTGGTGGGAGGAGGAGTAGGTGGCTAACACTAGCAGTGCAGAGCAGGGTGTCCGAGAGCTGCTTGATGAGGCGGACCAGCTGGAGGGGCTTGGAGACGTGGTCTCCAAGGTCACGAAGAAGCTGGGCATTAAGGAGTGCGCGGGCTGTCGGGAGCGTCGCCGTTGGCTGAATGATAAAGTGTCTTTTCGTCGTCGGCGCCGGACGGGCTGCCGCAATTGTGGTTAGGGGTATAGGATCATGAACAAGCTTTTGCAGGAGCAGTTGAGGCTTGCGGGTGTGGCCTCACGGTACAGCGACTATGTGGTTGAGGGAGAGGAGGGTGCCCAGGCGCTGGATGCGGCGCGTGACAAGGCTGCAGAGGCCCTGGCAGCGGCCTTCAATCGTCTCGGCCGCAAGGCTGCAGTGTTCGGCGGCGGCTGGAACAAGGGTGTGGAGATAGCCCTTCCGGAGCTCAACCCTCCCTCTAGGCTCACGTTTGAGATTGGGAGCCAGCAGAATAGAGACGACTACGTGTTCTACATCGAGCTGTGGACGCCTACCTTCAACCAGCGTGGGGATGTGGCGGAGCTTCACTGGCAGGCGTCTCAGGTCCTCAAGGGGGCTCTCAGCAGCTTTGGGAGGATGGGGAAGGCCCAGTTCCCCTCTGTTGGTCGAGACGATGTGGTGAAGATATGGGTAGACATCCCGGCGAGCAAGGTAGGCGCTGCAATCAACGATCTTCCTAAGACCGTTGCGGCGCTGGCGAAACCGATTGACCAGGCGCTGAAAGAGTAGGCGCGCTGAAGGGAGGACGAGGGAGCAGTTATGGACGTTGTAGAGCGGACGTGGGATGAGCTGGGCTATCGGATTAGGCCCCTCAAGTACTGGGTTTTCGTGCGGACAGAGCCCCCGTATCGACGGACGGAGGGGGGAGTTTGGCTTCCCCATAAGCAGGTGGACTTCTACGGCGGCCTGCCTCACAAGCGGGTTGTCAAGGGAGTTGTCTGTGCGGTGGGGCCTACCGCGACGGTGAAGGTGGGAGAGCGTGTTTGCTTTCAGCGCCTCCACTTCGCGAGCCGCCAGCGGATGGCGGATGGGACACACTTTGGTTGGATCGACTGCAACCAGCTGTTAGGCTACCCCGAGGACGACGATGCCGAGGAGCGCTGGCTTCAAGGAGGCCCAGCGCCTGTCGACCCCGAGGTGGCGGCAGAATATACGCTATAGGAGAAGCACGAGATGAGTCTGCAGAGGCTAATTAACGAGGTCCGAGAGCTGATGGATAGCGTCGAGCCGCCAGAGCTGGACGGCGATGAGACAGAGGAGGCGGCTCGAACGGTCAAGCGCCGCGTGGCGGGAGGCATGGGCACGAGGACAGGCAAGCAGTGTCCAAAGGGCCAGCACATGGTCGGAGGCTCGTGTCAGACAGTGCCCTCTGCGCAGCTTCGGAAGCTGGCCAAAGCCAAGGCACGGTGGCGTAAGAGTGCGGGCGGAAAGAAGTCTGCAGCAAAGTCCGCAAAGCTGCGCCGGCGCCGAGGAGCGTAGTCCTCAAAAAAAAAGTTTCTTTTTTGCTTGCACAGCTCACCGCTTTCTGACAGTATGCCCTCGCTTCGTTCGACGGGGCCGTGCGCGACCGAGAGGTGGCGGGCGGTGGTGGTGCAACGGGGAGGCGAGAGCCGAGCTGGGGTATTCACGGGCCGTAGCCGAGCTGGAGACCGCTAAGCGGAGGAAGGTGAGGAAGCGGCGTTCGGGCAGGCGCGGTGGAGCGGGAGACCGCAGGGAAGCCGGGCAGGCGAAGGTCGCGAAGGGAAGGTGGAAGCTGGACCGGAGCGGGTGGACGAGCGGAGAGCCGGGCGGCTGAGCCCTCTGGAGGAGACGAAGGAGTGGTGAGGTTAGCGCGGGGCCTTGGCGCCACTGATTAATCCATTACAACAAGGATTGAAACGAGCGGCGTGCTGAGGTTGGGGCGGTAGCCCAGCGGGACCCTGTCAGGCGAGGAGCTTGGCGGGGTTTTCGTGTTTCTGGGGACGGTTTGTTGACAATCCCTTGACCACTTGGTAAGGTGTCGCATGACCTTTGGCGAGGGGCGGTGCGACTTTTGCCATGAATATGGGGATGTGGTGGACCAGGGAGCGTCTAGCATATGTCAGGACTGCGCGCGGAAGGCGGTGATTGCGTTCGCTGCGCAGGGTGCGAGCACGTGGGCTGAGGAGATGCAGGCTGCGCGGCGAGAAGGGGTGCGTGAGGTGCACCTGCTGGTAGGAGGGCGGCCCGCATGTGGCTTCACTGAGGACGCGCCGTGTGATTGGCCTATCGGACACTATTGGGTTCGAGGGCGACTGGACGATGTGACATGCCGCCATTGTCGGGAGGCTGGTGGTGAGTGAGGAGCTGCTGCGGATATCGTTGTGTGCGGCGGTTCCTATGTGGGTGGAGCGCGTGCGCCTTCAGGGTTGGGATTATCGGCTGCAGCGAGCGCGAGAGTGTGCGCAGGTCCTGGCTAGTGATGGGGATAAGATCTTGTACGCAACACCCGCTAAACGCGGGAAGGACGGCACGAGGACGCGGGGAACAGCGGAGGCTTTCAATCATCTAGCTGAGGGCTTGGCGTGCCTGGCCTTCTGTCCAGGAGGTGTGACCTTCCTGGGTGAGCACTTTGAGGTAAAGGATAATACTGAACCGATGTCTAGCACTAATAGGGGAGGTCAGCGATCTGCGGCTGACCGATATTCCAGTCCTCCTTGGGTGGTGAGGCGGCTGATGGAGCACTGTGAGCTGCTTCGCCATGCTGAGGGGCCTTGGATTGAGCCTGGCGCAGGTTTTGGGGGCATTATCAACACCGTGCAGGAATACCGCCCCGATATTCCCTGGGCTGCGGTAGAGCTGTTGGATGATTGTCTTCCGGCCCTGTCGGCGCTGCGTAGCAGTCGCATCATCTGCCCGCAGAACTACCTGCACTGGTACCCCCAAGGGGAGCACACGATTGTGCTCGGGAACCCTCCGTATCGCTTAGCTGAGGAGTTTATCCGGCACTCCTTCAAGGTAGCCTCTCGGGCGGTCTTTATGCTGCTGAGTATGAACTTCCTCGGGTCCGAAAAGCGCGTGCCGTTCTTCGAAGAGCACCTACCTCACGTCATCTATCAGCTTCCTAATCGGCCGTCCTTTGACGAGCGGGGGTCTGACAGTGTGATCTACGGCTGGTACTGCTGGCTACTGCAGGAGCCTAAGCCGGACCACATACGGTTGGAGCGTTTGGCATCAACACCAATTGAGGAGCGCAAGAGATGGACACAGGAGCAGGCGACGAAGGCAGCATAAAGCAACCCTTCCCGATCTTTCGGGAGCTTAAAGGCGACCGTGTGACGGTCGCCTTTGCTTGCGGAAAGTGCGGGCAGCTTTTTACCACCTTGTCCTTCCCCGAGAATGCGCGGGAGATGGCGCTTGACTGCTGCTACCGGCGCTGTGCTTGTGGGGCGCTGACCGGCGGTAACAGCTGGACAGCCTGTGAGCCCTGTCGCAAGCGGAGGTGGACTGAGCACGACGCGGAGATGGACCGTAAGAGGCGAGCGAAGGTCAAGCGCGTGCCGCTGTCGGAGTATGAGGGCGCCGGCTTCTTCTGGGAGGACGAGTACTATCAAACCTTAGACTACCTTTACGATCACTGCGACTACGGCGAGGTTAGCCCTCCCAAGGAGGTCTGGGGTAGTAAGTCCGAGCTCTTGAGCATGGATGTGGAGGATATCCTAGAGAGCGCTCTGGAGGACCACCACGAGGAGGCTTACGACCGTATATCCGAGGCCGAGAAGGACGAGCTGCAGCGGTATCTGGATACTTGGTGCAAGGAGACCGGCGTTGTATCTTATAGTCCCGATTACGGTACGTTGGTGCTGCTGGAGGACGTGGTGGATGAGCAAGCTGACGATTCTGGTTGACCTGGACGGTATCTGCGTAAACCTGCCGCAGGCGTTCGTGGACACCGTCAATCTTGAGCGTGAAGGTGGAGACGAGGTCTCGGTCGAGGACCTCACTGACTACGAGTTCTCTAGGGCCCTCCCCGAAGGTGGGTCGATCTACGACTATATGGGGCGCGAGGGCTGGTGGGAGGCTCTACCCCTCATCTCCGGCGCTTCCGATGCGCTCTATGCGTTGGACAGCTTGGGGGCGGAGGTGGTCATCTGCTCCTCGCCCGGCAACTACCCTCGCGCGGCTATGGAGAAGATGCGGTGGGTCTACAAGCATCTTCCCTTTCTACCCCAGAAGAACATCATCATCACTCGTCGGAAGGAGCTATGTCGTGGGGACGTGCTGATTGATGACGCGCCCGACCAGCTCCTCAAATATCGTAAGGCGTGGCCCGAGGCGAAGCTGTTGGCCATAGCCTGGCCCTACAATCATGGTGCGGATGTAGACATGATGGCCCAGAGCTGGCGAGAGCCTGTGCAAGCGTGGGCCACGATCGTGGAGGCCCTGGAGCCTCTGCTGTGAGGTCCGCGGATGTGCCAGACCTGGACGAGGCGTTTGAGCGGCTCGTCAGGGCCTTCGAACGCTTTCGCCAGGAGGTTAGCGAGCTTACCAGGAGGCACCTAGACCGCAGCTTCTTTCGGGCGTTCGAGAAGGTGGCGGTCAAGCCTGCGCGTTTGGAGGCACCCTGCACGCTCTCTAGAGCGCTTGGGGTCGACAACCGTCGTCGGGTACCGTCGCCTCCGCCGGAGGCCCTGCGGGCCTCTTTACGTGGGAGGAATCGCGTATGTGCAAGCAGTGGACGCAATCGGACGTCGGCGTAGAGGCTGGGGTGGCGCGGATGCTGGTCGACCGTTGGCTTTTTGGCCGCCCCTGCTGGGTCGCGTGCCCCTGCCAGGAGGGCAGCTGGAGGTGGCCTGATAAGCGGATGGGGGACACAATTCATCCGGACACAGCCGTCATCGTGGCCTGGAACATCGTTAGCTGGTGGAGGCTACGGGGCTTCAAGCGCATCTGCTTGCGGGCCCGCAAGCCGCAGCCGTCGCGCGTTGGTGAGCCGTTGGTTGTGAGCGCGCGAGTGGTGCGTGCTGTAGCTCATGCCCTGCGCCGTGGGGAGCGCTACACTGTCCGGGAGGTGGTTGGAGGGGATGCTCGGAAGCGAAGAGGAGGATCTTATGTCGCGAGTCGCGTACAGTCGAATAGTCCTACCTGTGGACGTGCCTAGTATGGCCGAGGCTAAGGCCCTCATGCGGGGTCTCGTCGGGCGCGTGGGTGTCCTTAAGATTGGCCTCCAGCTGTTCATAGCAGAGGGGCCCGATGCGGTCCGATGGGCGCGAGACCTGGGGGTGGATGTTTTCCTTGATCTCAAGCTTCACGATATCCCCAACACCGTCGCTCGTGCTGTCGAGAGCGCAGACAGGCTCGGGGCCCGGTTCCTCACGGTTCACGCTGCGGGGGGCTCTAAGATGCTCAAGGCCGCCGCGGAGGCTGCAAGCCGCGTCCAGCTGCTGGCTGTTACGTTGCTGACCTCTATCAGCGCAGAGCAGCTCAACACAGAGCTGCAGGTCAAGGGGGCCACTCCCAACACGTATGTCCGCTACGTCGCAGGCGTCGCACAGAGCCAAGGCATCACCGGCTTTGTGTGCTCCCCCAAGGAGGTGGCGACTCTCCGCGGACTCTACCCCAAAGCGGCCCTGGTTGTCCCCGGTATCCGCCCCCGTCCGCGGGGAAGTGATGTCCCCCCTCTGGACGACCAGGCCCGCACCGCTACCCCCGGCGAGGCTTTTAAGAATGGTGCTAGCTACATCGTCGTCGGACGCCCTATCACCAAGGCCGAGGACCCCGCTATGGCCGCCTCCGCCATCGCCCTGGAGATAGAGCCCTACCTCCGCGGCTAGCTAACAGGCTTGACAACTGTCTACCTATATAGTATCTTAGCTTATCAGGTCGCGCCGGTCGTTGTTGCGTTGTTCCTAATTGGTCAGCCGGCGCGGCCTATCTTTTTTGCGGTCACACCTTTGGGTGTCGGCTGTCTTGGACGGACGGACTAATGCCGCCTAGTGTCGGGCGGATATCAACGGACGGAGAGTGTTATGGACCGAGAGGCGTTAGGGCCAGCGGAGCGGATCATTCAGACGCTGCTGAGCTGGGGAGATCACCTGTACCACGGGAGACCAGGGGTGGTGAGCGCCGACGGCTCAGCGATCGGCGCGTCCTGGAAGCCGGTGGTGTACAAGGAGGAGGATGGCCAGAAGGTTGTCTTTGAGCTCCGTAAGGTCGGGCGGAAGCGGTCGCGTGTTAAGCTGGGCGTCCTGGGTGACGACGGTGTCGTTCGCAACGGTACGCAGAGCTGGCAGTACCGCAAGCCGGGGCTGTTTCCCGAGGCGGCTGTTTGGGTGTACAAGCAGATCGCCGAGGTGTGGAAGCTCGATAACGAGTTCGCGGCGCGGTGGGCCTCCTACGCTTTCGGACAGGAGCACAGGGACCTGAAGGTTGCTCTGGCGGCCTTCATGCTGGTGCAGTCTCGTTGCGGTGAGCCGATTAAGGAGGACGGGAAGGTTCTGTTCCCGGACGAGGATTACCGGGATGTGGGGGAGGCAATGGTCTTGATCGTCCGGAAGGATGGGAAGGATCTCAGCCCGAAGCTTCTGCAGCGTATCCGCTACCTGTTGGAGCTGCCTGAGATTGCGCAGCTCAACCGCGAGCTGGGCTTCGGGCAGTCGGCGCGGAAGCCTTTTCTGGGCCGGTGGCCCAAGGCGGTCAAGCGGTGGCTTCGATACCGCGAGGACAACCCCAAGATGCTGCAGGGGCTGGTCAAGGCTGGGTTTCGCAGCACGGTTATCAATCTTGCCTGCGGTGTGGGCTACAAGCCGCAGAGTGAATCCTTCTTTGAGGTTCTGCGCTGGAAGCAAGACCAGGCCAAGGATGGTCGACGGTCCCTCGCCATTGGCAAGGCTGTCACCAAAGAGGAGACCTGGGAGGGCTTGAACGAGGAGCAGGTGTGCCGGCGCATCGAGGCCGAGAAGCCAGGGTTTAAGCGGTTGGTTAGTGTGGTCCCCAAGGAGGTAGGCATCACGCGAGCGGTTATGGCCGCGTCCGTTGGCGCCGGCTGTCTGTCGGACAAGGACCTGATCATCTACACACCGACCTTAGAGGAGCTGGGGCTGCTCAAGGTTGCAGGCATCAAGCGGCGGTGGGAGCAGGCTATCCAGAAGGCGGAGGACCAGCGTGCGGCCAACATTGCGGAGCGCGTGCGCTCGAAGGAGGCCCGAGAGAAGCTGCAAGAGGCCGCGGACACAGCGGTCAAAAAGGCTGTCGAGGAGGTCACCAAGGGCCTGCGTGTCTACGTCATGGTCGACATCTCGGGCTCGATGGTGGATTGCATCCCAACGGCCAAGCAGTACATCGAGCGCTTTCTGCAGGGCTTCCCGCTCGACAAGCTACACGTCTCGGTGTTCAACACGACGGGGCGTGAGGTGGAGATCAAGCACCCTTCCGCTGTAGGCGTTCGCCACGCCTTCACGGGCTTCCGCGCCGGGGGCGGGACGGCCTACGGTGCAGGCATTCGGGTGCTGCAGCATCGACCGCCGAAGGATGATGAGGACACCTTGTTTATCTTCATCGGCGACGAGAAGGCACGCACCTTCACCCACGATGTGCAGGTGTCTGGGCTAAGGCCGATGGCCTTTGGTTTGATCAAGGTTGAGTCGCACTTCGGTATGGCTGCCACCTGTGTGCAGGATACTGCGGCAGAGCTGGGCATCCCTTGCTTCCGCATTGGCAACAGCACCTTTGAGGACCCCTACGCCATCCCGCGCACCGTTCGCGCGCTGGTAGCCTCTACTCCTGTCGGGCAGGTGCAGCGCGGGGCGGTTAGGGTCCGAGAGACGTTGGTCGATCAGATCATCAAGACTGACCTGCTGCGTAAGCCTCTCGCTTTTCAGTAAGGAAGCACGGAGCGCGAAGATGAAAGAGGTCCACAAACGTGCGGGGGCAAAGAAACGGAGAGCCGCGGCGATCTCGCGAGCACTCAACACGCCGGAGGGTAAACTGCGGTTAGCGCGGCGTCGCCGACGGGGAGAGAGTGAGGAGGCGTGGAGGGCTCGGGTGGCGGGGTTACCGGAGATAGCTTCAAGTGAGGGGCCTCGGTATGAGTGAGGTCTTCAGGCTGTCGGGGATGACGGGGAGCAGCGTGGAGGACCAGCTGCTCATCCGCGCGCTCGTGGTGCATTGCCATGGGCGCGATCCTGCCCGAGAGTTCAAAGCGGCGGATGGGGTTGTCGAGGTGGCTATCACCGTCAACGGTATCCCCATCTCTCCGCGCGCTTTTCTGGAGGGTCTTGCGAAAGCCTATCCGGCAGCGGTGAAGCAGGAGGCAGCGAAGATGGTCAAAGAGCGTCTGACGGCGCTGGAGCGCCGCATGCAGCAGGTCTCCGCGGCTGCCGCTAAGGAGGCTAAGGCTATCTTCCCCGAGCTGGACCTAGAGGACTACCCATGATGGGACGAATTGATGTGGAGCTGCGCGGGTGCTGTGACCTGTGCGGCGGCTCTGGACGCGACCCTTGCAAGCGCAAGCGCTCGTGCCCTAAGTGTCGCGGGACGGGCAAGGCGCTAGTCTGTACCACCTGCGGCGAGCGTATGCCGTGCTCGGGCACGGACCCAAACATCTTCGATCAAGCTAGCTGTAACAAGGGACGGAGCGGATGAGCTGGAGAGACCTGCTGCAGACGGAAGGGGAGACCGTCACGGCTCCGTGGGTAGGCGGTAGGTCTCTGCGCACCTTTGACCGTACGTGGCGTATTCAGGGCCGCAGGCCGCGTGAGCATGGGTGGTGGACCTTCGGTGTGTCGGGCCGCAACGTCACGCTACAAGGCCGCGGAGAGGCTGACCCCGATATGCTTAAGGACCGCGTGAGCGGCTACCTCATAGGGGACCGGCTGGTGCGCGACCACGTGGTCGTCTCGGACCCCGTCACCATGCTCGCCACCTTCCCCCGCGTACACCTTGTGGAGCAGGGCCTGGACCGCTTTGAGCGGGTCGTAGCGGGCCGTTTCTGTGAGGATGGCCCCCTGGTCTATGTGGAGCAGGATATGCCGTTAGGAGCCGAGTATGAGGTGCTACAGGCATATCAGGACCGAGCTGAGACCGTGGACCGCATCTCCGAGGTGGCGCCAGCGCTCGACGCGGCCTTCCGGGTCGAGACGTGGCACCGTGCTGAGGTGGAGCGCCGTCGGCAAGAGGAGCGGGAGCGCCGGGAGCGTGAGGAGCGCCGGCGTCGCATTCAGGAGCAGCTTGGGGACGCGGTAGGGCGTCGAGAGCTGGCGGCGGAGGACTTTGGCGAGGCAGCCAAGGCTTCCTTGGCTGTTGGGGGCGCCACCTACCTAGATCACAGGCCCGCGCGGGGAGGTGGCGACGAGATGGTGGTAACCTTTCGGCTGGGTGAGCAACGCTTTCAGTGCACTTGCTCTCGGACCACTATGCGCGTGATTGACAGCGGTATCTGTTTGGAGGATCACGGCACGGGTGTTCGCGGGGACACTCGGTTTACGTTGGAGAGTCTCCCGAGCGTCATTCGCGAAGCGGATAGGCGAGGCGAGCTTGTTGTACTCCGGCATGTGAGCTAACGTTCATTATGGCTACAGAGAGAGCAGAGACGAGGGTATTGGTGGGGGATAGGTTCGGTCGGTTAGAGATAACCCGCGTGGGTGGTGTGAGGGACATCGAATGTCGTTGTGACTGCGGAGGTGCTATGAGGACCAACAAGTACGATCTTCGGTATGGGCGTACGGTGTCGTGCGGCTGCTACAATCGTGAGCAGGCAGCAGCCTTAGCTAAGAGGCGGGCAGTGCACGGGAGGTCCAACACTCACGAGCATAGGCACTGGTGGCAGATGGTACGGAGGTGCGTCGACCCCGCCTTCATCATGTTCGAGAGATACGGTGCGCAGGGTGTGCGGGTAGCTGCGGAGTGGCAAGGCGCCCAAGGTTTTATACGCTTCTTGGAACACGTAGGCGAAGCCCCTTCGGACAAGCACACACTGGATCGTATAGATGGTGAGGGGGACTATGTACCTGGGAACGTGCGCTGGGCTACACCGAAGGAGCAGGGTCGTAACAGGCGAGACAACAGGCTTCTGACGGCCTTTGGGCGGACGCAGTGTGTGGCTGCGTGGGCGGAGGAGGTGGGGTTGAATGATACTACTATCCTGGCGCGGCTGAAGCGGGGGTTGTCACACGAGGAAGCCATCTCGCGGCCGTTGGAGCGGCGGCGTCGGAAGATGGGGGCATAAGGGCGATCACAGCACACTACGACGACCCCGACTTTGAGCAGGGGACGCAGGGTGATAGGTGGTTTACGCTAGAGTCGCTCCCGAGCGTCATTCGCGAGGCGCGAAGGACGGACAGATTGGTGGTGCACAGACATGTCGACTGAGGTTTGCTACGAGCCTTTGAGGCTACCGGAGTGGGTAAGGTCGGTGGGGGAGCGTCTTGGAGGGTGCTTTGCGCTTTATGCGGACTTACCTATAGGGATCTTCGCGCAGCAGGACGACGACGGCTTGTGGGTGGTGGGCCTGTTTCCCGCCCCGATTGTGATTGAGGGGGAGCGCTGGGCTCCGGCGGCGCAGGTAGACCTGGTGGCGGCCCTGGCTGTGTTTGATGCTCCCCCCGAGGCCCGTTGGGACCGGGATGGTATTCATCTGGAGGGCGTGGTGGAGGGGCGCTCGGTGGGGGTCGTACTGATGCTAGAGGCGCCGCCCGACGCTCCGGCGCCGCCCCCTGGTGTCATTGTGGAGCACCTGAAGGCTCTGAAGGGGTTGGTGGACGAACAGGACCTTAACTAAGAGGACGACGGGATGATCACAGTATCGCAACGTGTGGAGCGCGCGACAAAGGGGCTGCGTTGCCCAAGGTGTGAGAGCACCAACACAGCTAAGGTCCCCGTTAGCAAGGGTCGGTGGCAGATGGGGGCGCACTACTGCAAGGACTGCGACCATCAAGCCTACTGGGGCGAGTTCTGTGATCCCCCCGTCCGCATCCTGACAGTGGGCGACAAGATGGACACCGAGGCTGGAGTGGTCATCGACAAGGACCACAAGCCGATCTTTTGGCACCTACCAGACGGCCGCTCATGGGGCGTTATCCCCGACAGCCGCACGCTGTGGGATGTGCTGTGGGAGCACCGCGAGCGTATTCAGGGCGTAGCCCACACCCACCCCTTCGATGGGGAGCCGTGGCCGTCCAACACGGACGTGACCACCTTCGCAGCTATCGAGGCTGCTCTCGGACGCCGGCTTACGTGGTGGATTGTGACTGTCCAGCACTTCGGGAAGATCGAGTGGGTCGGCCCAGATAGGCACGACTATGAGGTTTGGTCGCTCATAACAGCGCAGCCCGCGTGGGCACACGAGCTGCGCCGGCGGTCGTGCAGTGAGCGAGCGCTGGCGGACGTTAAAGTGATGGTGGGTGGACCGCCATCGGAATAGGAGAATAGAACAATGGCAATGGACGGAGAAGGCTACGAGCTAGAGCAACGGCAGGATGAGACGGTTGAGCAGCTGGTCAATGCTGCTACTGCCATCGGTGAGGACCAAGCGCGGCTCAATGTTACTTGGTCAGGTACTAACGGTGATCTACCGGACCCTGTGCCGCGGGACGCCTCGGATGCTGACATCCTTCAGTGGGCGACGGAGGCGGTGCAGACGGGAGGGATTCCTGGTATCGACGCGGACCCCAACGCGAGCTTCCAGGACTTCGTGGTCGATAGGTTCGATGCGAAGGACGGTCTTCCTAGTAGGGTAGTGATCCGCCCAAAGACGCCTTTCGGCTCGTGCTGAGGTGTTATCGTTACGCTGCGCTCGATGATCGCCTTAACATTGTGGTCATCGAACGCACGCGCACGCGCGCGAAGGACTGGGCGATAGCTCAGGGCGTCACAGCCCCGACCATCGCCCTTGTGGATGTGAGGAAGCTTGCAGCTCGTGGGGTCGACGTGCGCGAGCTGGTCGGACGAGGGAAACATGGCGGATGACGAGAGCACCTTGCTGGCAGAAGAGGTCGGTAGGCTACGTGAGGTTGCGAAGGCAAAGGACGCTGAGATACGGCAGCTGGTAGCAGATGTGGGGAGGGCGGAGCGTAAAGCGCGGAGCGCGTGGGGAATCGCTTGGGTTAAGAACGCGCTCTTAGTGATCCCCCTAGCTCTTGGGCTTCTGGCGGTCATCGTGGGCGCCTTCTACAGCATCTGGATGGCGTTCACATCGCCTAGCGAGCCTGAGTTCTGCGTCATTCGGAAAGTGGCGGGATGTGCCTGCAAGTACACTCTTACCGGGGCGGTGCCTTGGGGGGAGGATATCACGTACGGTACCTACCAAACCTATGATGAGGCGAAGAAGGAGGCAGCCCAGCTAGGCTGCCCGCTGAGGTGAAGCGGTGGAGATAGGTCAAGAGGCGTATAAGCAGGCTATGAGTGTCTTGGTTGTGGCGGTACGGCGGCGCTTCCCGGATGTTGACCAGGAGGGCTTAAAGACTATCCTCTCGGAGGAGCTTTCGGTTGCATTGGCTCGTGCGGACGAGCCTTTGCCGGAGGTTGTGAAGGACACGCTACTGCGCGTGCACAAGCGGGTGAATGAGGAGCTCCGTAACTGATGGCTGACAAGGACGACAAGCCGATGAGCGGTGAGGACATCAAGCGGTTCTACGAGAAGATGCTGGACGACCTCTCTTTGGAGGACGAGCTGCTCGCCACCTTTAAGATGCTCTCGGGCGGTTGCGATAAGGCGCTGGCGGTGCGTCGACGGAGACCGGCGCCCTTCGGGCCTATAGGCATTCCTGCGGAGGCGTTCGATGAGATTGAGCCCACCACCCGTGAGGATGGTAGGGTCCTTCGCCGCTACTGCTTCAAGGGGTGGCCCGAGGGTCCTGTGCTGACTGAGGTCCCGATGGATGAGCCGCCTCCTAAGCACGAGGTGACGGAGCTTAAGCCGTTGGAGGCGCCCAAAGGGTCGATCTTCTTCCAGGAGTACGTCTACGGCGCTTCGGAAGGAGCGGAGTTGGAAGCGGCTTTGGAGGTTGGGGCCGCGCGCATAAAGGAGGACGGCGGTGGATCACACGACGGCGACTGAGGAGATGCAGAGCTTTCTGAGCGATGAGTCCTGTGGGCACTGTGAGGACTTCGTGTTGCAGCTGCTCTACACTAGCGATGATGACACGTCGTATGTGGACGAGGACGACGACTGCTTGCTTCTGGAGGTGGTGGACATTCTGCGGTCCTTGCGGGATGGGCACGTGGTGAGCTTTTTGGCGCTGCATGAGGACCCGGTGAAGGGTGTGCTGGAGCTGCCGGACGGGGTCGCTGTTCGGGGAGAGCCTCCCCGAGTGGTGTCTACGGTCGCGCTATGAGGAGCGTCCACGATCAGCTGCGTGAGGACCTGCTTTTCAAGGCGGGTATGGGGCCCCCTCCCTATACCGTACAGGAGCTGTGGCATATGCAGTGGAGCAAGCGCTTTGAGCGCTGGATGCGGGCTAGGCTGGTCATGGGCTTCTTCCGCTATGGCTCAAACCGTGAGACCGACAGGACCGCGCGCCCTCGGCGCCACAACATCCGCTCAGCCATCAAGCGCCTGGAGCTGTACCTTGAGACGGGCAATCAGGAGTGCCTGGTGGATGCGGCGAACCTATGTATGGTCGAGGCGCTGATACCGGGCGACCACCCGAGCCCCTTCTTCGGCGCGGTGGATGACGGCATCCACACCGAGGAGGCGCGATGAACGTCACGCGTTGTCCTCGGTGTCGGACGGGTCGAGCGGCGGCTGTAGGCTGGACTGTGCGTTGCTATTTCTGCGGGCAGCTCTTTGAGGCGGAGGTCGGTATCAGCATCTCCGAGCCCTTTGAGCATCTGTACCCGGCCCATACCGTAAACTTTGAGCCGTTGCGGCCGACCGGGGCGGAGATTGTGGCCAACGTGGCGGAGTTAGAGCGCCGTCTCTACCGCGCCCAAAGGGTGCCCGCGGAGCTGCTGGTCACGGGTGGTGCGGGTAGCCGAGCTAGCGCTGCGTTGGTTGCGTCCGGTAAGTGGTGGGTGTTGCCGCCAGCGTGTTCTCGTAGCTTGTACGGCTGGCATGCTCGGAGGCTTTTATGCGCTAGGGGTCTCGCCCCAGTCCGTGATGCCGACAAGCTCGGGGGGAGCGGAGTAGACCCCAGCGGGTAGCGGGTCGAGCTTGTCTACGCTGGGCACGCGGGTGATCTTCAGCGGCCCCTCGTGGCTCACGAGCCCGCACAGCTCGGGGCTGGTCATGATGTCGGCTAGGTCCATCACGACGGGCTCCTTGTCCTCCTCGATGAGCATTACGTCCTTGTGCACAAGCCGTATGACCTGGGCGGGGTCGAAGTGGGGAGTGTTATGTGCGTCCCCCTGGATGTGGGCCACCTGGTAGCACTTGAGCTTGCCGGTCACGCTGGTGTAGTTGCCGTACTTGGAGAACCAGCCGTAGTTAATTAGCTGCACGTTGCGCCCACGGACGTTGCTGAAGCGGCCTTTGAGTAGCCAGTTGCTGAGAACCCAGTACTTACCGACCACGGCCACCAGGCCGCCGTTATCGCCTCCGGCCTTCTCAAGCTCCCTTTGAATCTTCCTGTGGAGCTTGTGCACGTCTGCCAGGGCACCGATGACCCACCTACCCCCCTCCTTGTAGCCCGTCACTGCGTCGATGTAGACCCCGCTCCGCTTGGCCTCCAGTGTCAGCCGGTCCAGCAGTAGCGGCGTCATGAGGTAGCAGTCCAGCAGGTCAGCAATCTGCTGAATCTCTCGGCCGTCTGCTCCCGGTCTCACACCATCATAGCGATCGTTTGGGTCGAGCACCGTGCGGTTCCACCGCATCGCCGGCATGTCGTCAAACTTGATGGCGTCTCGCATCACGTTGACCGTCAACGTTCGCTCCCCGTCCGTCACCGTCAGCGGTAGGTACTCGAATCGCGCCAGGCCGTCCCTCGTCATCTGCACCAGGTCCATGCTTCGAGGATAGCATAAGGGCCCGAGACCCCCATCACCCTGCTTTGACAACCGCGCCGGTATAGGGTACCGTCGAATCATGAACATCACACGTTGCCCGCGGTGTCGGCCTGGCCGAGCGGCCTCGGTGGGAGCGGAGATTCGCTGTTACGTCTGCGGGGCGGGGTTTGAGGCTACGGTGGGTGTGGATATCGCTGAGCCTTTTGAGAGCCTGTATACGCTGCGGCGTAACACGGTGGCCTACAACCCCTCAACGGCGCCAAGCTTTGCGGAGCTTATGGCTGAGGTGGAGGAGTTTCAGCGCCGTGTAGCCAAGGCTCTCCGCGTTCCTCCGGAGATGCTGCAGAATGAGGGCAGCTCCAGCTCAGGGGCTGCCTTGGCTGCCCACCACGCTGCGGAGGAGCGCCGCTACGCCAAGATGGTGAGCTCGGTCGGTAAGTATTGGGTGCTCCCCCCTCCCAACGCCTCCTCCCTGTACGGTTGGCACCGCGAGCCTACTTGACAATCACCAGCCTATGGGGTAGAGTCCCTTCATGGCTGATATAGGAGCTATGCTGCGGGACTGTGAGGAGGCGGCGAAGACGCCTTTGCACCGGGGCGGGACGGATTACAACGAGTGGGAGCGGGAGTTCCTCGCGAGCGTTCGAGAGCAGTACGATGCGGCTCCGGTGCTCTCGGATGCTCAGCTTGCCAAGCTCGTTGAGCTTTGGGAGAGGTCATGAGCGGAGGCTACATGATTACGTCGGGCACGGTGGGGGCGGCCAACAAGCGCCTCGCTATGGGGAGGATGGAGCGCCTGCTACGCCAGCACTTCAGCGACAAGGCTGTTGACCACCTTCTGCAGACCACGAGGGGGATGGACTTCTCTGCCCGCCTATGGCTCCTAGATGAGTTCCTCAAGCCCTTCCCTGAGCCAAAGCCTAACCCGGTCCAGCGCCTGACCGATGGGAGGGGTGATGGGGGCTGGTGAGCGCCCAGCAGCAGACAGCTCCGCTGGTGTCGCTCTGGAGGTGGTTGAGCAGCTTCTTGAGCACTTCAACGAGCTGAGCTTTGAGGATGCTGGCCGCGGTGAGCTGTCCTTCTGTCCTGAGTGCGGGGCCAGCTCGAAAGACAACCAATGGGACCCCAAGAGGGAGCTCGTGATTCACCTACCTGCGTGCGCCCTCAAGACGGCGCTAGACAATGCGGAGGCTTTCGTCCGTTTCGTTGAAGCTGCCGGGCAGCTACCGCAGCAGGACGACCTCCACCGTGTGGTCTGTAAGCAGGCGGGGGAGGCGGGCCATCATCAGTGTGGGTGGTGTGAGGCGCACGATAAGCCGCGCTTCCTATGCGGCTGCCTACAGCTTTTGGAGCGTTAGTATGCCTTGGTTTCGGACGGAGATTAGGTTCACTGAGGAGCCCCCCACGGACAAGCAGCTGCTCGACCTCAACGGTCTGTGTCAGCAGGTGGACGGGGACATCCCTAAGCTCGTAGAGCAAGGGCTGCTCGGCGACTGGCGCCACCCCATGCTCACCCTTCAAGCGTTGCTCAACGCCATCCACATCCTAGGCTACCCCTGTCGTGGGCGTTGGGCACATGCCCCCTGGGAGAAGGAGGACGAGGACATTGACGCGGAGCTCGCCGAGCAGGCGTGGCTCTACTCAGTCAAAGACCTCTCGGACATTGATGACCCCCGCGACATCCGGACGCTGCGGCGGTTCTCGCGCCGTTTTAGGCGCTACCTGCCCCCGCTCCCCGAGGAGGTCCGAAAGGGCGGCAGAGGACGACGTGGGGCAAAGAGGAGGCTTCAGACATGGACCCGATGAGCGGCCGCATCTACAAGGCCAACACAGAGCTGACCAAGGAGGCGATGGAGCAGTCAGTGCAGCGGATGCTGCAGGGGGACGATACGGCCTTAGTGCCTATCCCTCCGGAGCTCAGCGCGAAGCTACACGCCATGACGCAAGAGCAGCGGCTGGAGTGGGCGGCCAAGGAGCGCAAGCGCCTGCGTGCCGCAGCAAACCGCAAGCCGTTGACGAGGAACCAGCGTAAAGCGCAGCGTCGTGAGCGCCGGCGGAAAGGACGGTGAGCGATGGGCCGATGGCGAATGACTGACCCCGGCGTTCCTGACCAGTGGAGCGCCTCGGGCTACGCGGCGCCCTCGTGGCACTCGTTTAAGCGCCAGGAGTGGCAGCGAGACCTAGAGGGAGGGGGCTCCCACACTCTAGTGCTGCGGAACCTCCACGTGCGGAAGCCGCGGAAGATAGCCACCTACAACGTCAAGCTCAGCGATGAGCGGGGTAAGGTGCTGTTCGAGACGACGGCGCACAACTGGCAGGACATGGTGCGAAGGGCGAGAGCCTTTAGCAAGCAGCACGAAAGGGACGGAGGATGAGGAAGCATAGGACGACGATCGTGGGGATTGGAGCTCTCGGGTCGCACGTTGTCCAGTTCTTGCGGTCAGAGCGAGAGGTGAGATTCAAGGTAATTGATCACGACAGAGTGGAGAGGAAGAATACCGTTAGTCAGTTCCACGGCGCGCGGATGGTAGGCAAGACGAAGGTCTTGGCGCTCAACCAGACCATGCAGATGCTCTGGGGGGTCAAGCTGACGGTTATCCCGCATAAGCTGGCGTCGGCCAATGTGGAGCAGCTCCTCGGTGATGCTGACCTCCTTGTTGACTGCTTGGACAATGGAGCGGCCCGCAGGCTCGTACAGAGCTATGCCTCTCGGACCTCCACGCCGTGCCTACATGGGGCCCTGGCAGCGGATGGAGCCTTTGGCCGTGTGCTGTGGTCCGAGAGCTTCACGATTGACGATGAGCCCGCCGAGGGGGCGGCTACCTGTGAGGATGGGGAGCACCTCCCCTTTATCGTCACTGTGGCGGCCTACATGGCTCGGGCTGTTCAGGTGTTCCTACGCACTGAGCGTAGGCTGAGCTTCAACATTCATCCGACTGGAGCAATGAGGGTATAGAGATGCTAGCGGAGAAAGACGATCGTTTTAGGGCCATCAAACGTGCCGCCCAGCGGCAAGGCTGGACCGTGGAGAGGACGCGCAAGCTGCATTGGCGTTTCACGCCTCCGGTCAGTGACCAGAGCCCGGTGGTGTTTGGGGGCTCGCCGAGCCGTCGTGGGGCCATCACGCTGCTCTTGGCGCGTCTGCGCCAACGGGGCTTTGAGGCGCCGGAGCGTTTTGGGGGCCGGGGGCGGAGGAAAGGCGGCGCATCATGAGATTCTGGGTCAGCTGGTGGGGAGGAGCGGCGGGGGATTGCCGCCCTTTGTTGGACGACGCAGAGACACCTGCTTGGGGCTGCTCGGGGGAGCGGGACACGGAGCCGCAGTTCTCCCTGTGCGCGGTCATCGATGCCTCTACGGAGGCGCAGGTGTGGGAGCAGGTGAAGCGCTGCTGGCCTGAGTACGTGCAGCGCTTCTGTGAGCGCAAGCCGGACGGTTGGCGGCCGGGCAGCCGCTTCACCTGCATTGCAAAGAAGCTGGAGGCCCGAGGGTGACCTGCAAGCCCTTCCAGGTTGGGGAGGTCTCGGGCTTCGTTTGCAGCCGAGAGCGCGTTGACTGCGCTGCCTGCGGCCGCCGTGCGGTCGAGGAGTGCCAGTTTAAGCTCAAGGGAAAGAAGGCGGGGCAGATATGCGCGCGGCCGCTCTGTGCGGCCTGTAGCCATGACGGGCTGTGCCCAGCACATGCTCGGCTAGTGAAAGGGCGACGGCATGGCGAATGACGAGGAGGTTTTGGCCGGTCTAGAGCTTAACGAGGATGGGCGCGCGGTTTGTCGAGATGGCCTTGATGACGATTGGCCTACTATGCTGGCAGCGCGCTTTGGGAAGAGGCGTCGGGGGGGACGTTGTCGTAGCTGCGGGGAGAAGCTGCTCAAGGGGACGGCGGCCTACACGATAAGGGAGTATGAGTATGGGGGGGTCTACCATGTTGTGTGCGTGGGGTGCTGGGACGCGCGTTGGCGTCCGAGGGTGAAGGATGAGAGGATAGTCAAGGCTCTTTTTGAAGGGTGGGCGCAGTTTAACGCGTGGCGTCGCGAAGAGCGCGCGGAGCGACGTCGTGTTGAGCAAGAGAAGATGACTCGGCCCATTGAGCACTTTGTTGCGTGGGAGGTACCAGAGGTGCGGCGTCCAGAGTGGGATGCTTACCAGCGGCGGAGGATTGAGGCGTTGGCGGCTGAGCCTGACTGGTATCTGGCTCAAGTGCGCGCGCAAAGGGAGCAGCAGAATGGGTAGCGGGTGGCGCGAGCGGGCCTTTCCGAGCTTCGCGGATACGCGGGGCTGGGTCACGTGCTCGGAGTGTAAGATACGACGGGGGCAAACGCAGTGCTGCTTCCCCTTGCGGGGCAGGAAGGTAGGGCAGATATGTGCCAGGCCGCTCTGCTTTCGTTGTGCGAGGAACCTCCTGTGCCCAGCGCATGCTGCGTTGGTGTACGAGGAGGCTGGGCTGTTGGCCGGTTGAAAGGACGAAGGAATGGATAAGAGAGATAGGATACGAGGGTGCGTTCTCGGGCTCGCCTGTGGCGATGCTTTGGGTGCTCCTGTGGAGTTCCTGGGGCAGTCGCAGCTGATCGCAAAGTATGGGCTCGACGGGGTGACGGAGCTGGAGAGCTGCTTCGGGGTCATGGGCGCCTATACCGACGACACCCAGATGAGCTTGGCCACCGCGCGCGGGGTTGTCGCGGCTCGTGATCGTGATAAGCGCTACAAGGGTCGCGGCTACGTCGACCCCACGCCCTACATCTACACCGAGTATGTGGAGTGGATGATCACGCAGATTGAGGACGACAAGGCGCGCCGCGGCCCCGGCAACACCTGCACCGGCTCGCTCCTCTCGGGCATAGCGGGCCATGTGAAGGCTCCCATCAACACGAGCAAGGGCTGTGGCGGTGTGATGCGTGTAGCGCCTATAGGGCTCGTCTATAAGCGTGAGGAAGCTTGGCGGTACGGCTGCGCTAGCGCAGCGCTGACCCACGGTCACGTAGGTGGCTACCTGCCTGCCGGGGCGCTTGCCGTCATGCTGACCCGTATCCTTACTCAGGCGGACATCCTGTCGACCAGCTGGGCTGTGGCTAAGGTCCACGTCGAGGGGTATCTTCATGAGGAGGGGGCTAGGCACTTTCTCTTTTTGATGAAGCAGGCAGAGCACTACGCGCTTCGGTTTAAGGAGTCCGCGTGGACCGACGAGATGAACATGCGCAAGCTAGGCGCCGGCTGGACGGGCGACGAGGCGTTGGCGATGGCCTACTACTGCGCTCTGCGCCACCCCGCAGACCTCCGTAGAGCCGTCCAGATGGCCGTTCACCTCTCGGGCGACCGTGACTCCGTTGGGAGCATCTGCGGCGCTCTGATGGGCGCCCTGTGCGGCGTAGAGGCCGTTCCCAGAACGTGGCTCGACCGGGTGGAGAACCGCAAGCTGCTGGAGACTACGGCGGAGCAGCTTCACCAGAGGTCAATGCTGACATGAGACCCAAGGACACCTTTAAGGAGTTCGAGAAGCTCGCGGGGCTTACCAAGGAGCACGGCGTTGACTACGTAGCCAGCGCGATCATTGAAGGGTGTCAGAAGGATACCTTGGAGATGCGTCGTAGGGCTGTGATGTTCGTCGCGGGGATGCGCGGTCATTGCTTTTGCTGGAAGGAGCTGCCGATCGAGGATGAGGTAGGCGAGTGCCCCAACTGCGGGATGATTGTCAAGCTCGGCAAAGGCCGCGGCGCAAAGGGCAACCTGGTTGAGCGAGACTGCGTGGCGACGGGGAGGCCCTGATGGACGCGAGGAGCGATAGTGCTGACAAGAAGCGGTGTCGAGGGTGCGGGTTTCCGCGGGACCCCAGCAGTGGCGACAGCTGTGAATGGTGCTGGGATGAGCTGCCCCCCATATCCGAGAGCCTTTGGCGGGCGCAGCACGACATGCCACAGCTGAGGGAGGCCGAGCGGCATCTGCTGGAGCCCTACCTCAAGAAGGGGGCCAAGTGACCTATCGGACTCCTGCCAGCTGCCGGTCCGAAGAGGTAGCGCCTCGGGAGGTGTCTAAGGTCCGAGAGTGGGTGCGCGACCACGTGGTCGCCCTTGGCTGCCTGGGCGTGCTCGCCTTCGTGTTGCTTGTGGGCGCGCTTCTGGGGGCTCTGTACGTCGGCTCCGCCGGCTATGGTGTCGGGCTCACGGTCCTAGCCCTTGGGCTGCTGACGGCCCTCTGCGCGCTGCTGGGAGGTGAGATGTGAGGCGTGGCCGAAACCGCTCGGTCAGGTGGCGCTGCCAGCGCTGTGGCCGCTCGGGATGGGGCAACCGCGCCCCGTCTGGCAACATCTTCCCTGTCTACCGCCGTGTGGGAGGCTCGCGCCTTCGCAGCCTGCCTGTTGCTGACCTCAGAGCGCTCTCTAACAGCCTCGACGTTGCGGCGCTGTGTCAGGAGTGCCTACTGTCAGAGCGCGCCTTAGAGCGCCGTCTAGACCGAGCTGGAGGCACCGCCAACAAAAGATGAGGAAGCGTGTTGACAAGCGGCGCACTACTTGGTAGTATCAAAACCATCAAGCAAACGGAATCGTGGGGATTCCACTGTTGCTCTGGGGCCTGAGATTACAGGCGCTAGGGCGTTGATAATTCGGATAGACAGACGACGGGTCGGGCGCAATGGTGTGCTCGGTCCATCTGGGGAGCATTGGGCAACGGTTGCCCACCGGGCGGTAAACCCGGCGCAAAAGCGTCAAACGTGTTGTACCTCGCCCCTCGTTAAGGGGCCGCTTCGCAGCACATACAAGCTAAGTAGGTTCGACTCCTACGCTCTCCACCGAAACCAGCATCCATCTGGGTTTATCTAACAAGCACCTATTGTGGGTTCGAGTCCCACTATTGCTCTCATTTTTGCAATATAGCCCAATGGTTGAGGCGACAGTCTGAAACACTGTTTAGTTTACCAAGATGCCCCTCTCGGGTGCCAGTTTCGATCAAGGGAGATTAAGAGGGACGGTACCCTCGCAGCGCCGTTAACGCTGAGTAGCAACTCAAACCGTGTTGTACCTCGCCCCTCGTTAAGGGGCCGCTTCGCAGCACATACAAGCAATCCGGTTCGACTCCGGGATCTCCCGCTAGAGGGTCAAGCAGCCAGGTAAGGAGACGGGCTCGGTCAGGGCTACTACACGCCGTCTCACCTTCTTCCGCCGGCCTATGGGGGACGGTACCCCCGACAGCACTTCCACTGCTGTGCCCAAAAGCACTAACCGTGTTGATCCTCGCCCCTCGTTAAGGGGCTGCTTTTCAGCACATACAAGCAAACCCGGTTCGACTCCGGGGCCGCTGCCCAGAGCGTCCAGCTCTACTGCGCCAACAAGCCGCCCTCTGGGAGGGCACTCACCTCGAACGTGATGTTGAGCTGATAGCTCATGGGTTCAATTCCCACCAACGGCGCAGCCCTCTCGGGCGCTCAAAGCTTTGACCCCGCAGTGCCGTAATTCCCCGATAATGAGGGGTGTAGCGCTGCGGGGCCTAGATTCGGGCCTACCAGTAGGTAAGAGGAGGAGCCCAAAATGCTGGATGGGGCCTCCCGCCGGAGACCGTGTGGCGCGTAGCGCTACGCGCTGAGGTACGGCCCGATGTCCCCCCCCCGTTCGGGTCGTGCCTCCTTTTGGCCGGTTATGCTGGGACGGCCTGCGTGCCTCATCTTGTTTGAGGCGCTTAATTGGGCTGTGGGGTTCGATTCCCCTCCGGTCTTCCAAGACGCTGAGCGGGCAGTTCCCGGAGCGGCTCTCCGTGCAGGGCAGGGACACCTTATGGTGGGAGCCTGTACCTGTTTATGCGAACGCTCGGCGCGTTGATCGACCTTTGGGTGTAGAATGAGCCGCGGGTCGATCGGTTTCTCGTCTGTTGGTGCTTGGTGTACCGAGGCTGCTCTCCCCGGAGAGAAGGGTGCCAGCAGGCGGTCGGTCGTGTGCGTTGAGGGCAGCAGACCGGCATCTTGGGGCCTTTGCAGGTTCGATTAAGGTGCAGATGCGCTGCTTAGCAAGGACGGCAGTCCGACAGCTCTTGGGCTGGTCGGTGAGAGAAGGGAGCGGTAGAAGGCGCGCTCTCTGCTGAGCTTATGGGTCGGGGCGTGAACGGTGCTACTAACGGACCCCTTAAACGTCGTGGACACCGTGACGGCCGGGAGAGACCGGCGTTATGGGCACGAACTGGTTTCGACGTGGAGTGAAGGTTAGTCCTGCGTGTAGGCAGATTCTCGGGCTGCCTTGATCAACCGAGAAGAGCGTAGTTGCCAACGACAACGCAACCCCTTACGCCCTGGTGGCGTAAGCGTCTCGTAGGTAGGGGCCACAGTATCCTGCAGGCGCCATCTCACAGTGGTGACCTGGTTGATGAGGCTTCGGCGT